ATGCCCAGGAAACGAAACGCCAGTCCAATGGATGAGTTCGATAACGGCAGCTCTACCTTCCCGAGAAAGTCCGGCGCTGAGCCGAAGGAAATCACCACCCAGCATTTCGCCCGGGCAGCGCTCTTCATCGAGGAGTATCTGTTGCCGATGGCGATGCGGACATATGCCAGCGTCGACAAGTCCGAAAAGGTGATGACGGCCCGCAAGCTGGTATCGCTCATCAAGGAAAAGCAGTGGCGACAATTCACCGCCCGGGACGTGATGCGTGCCGGACGTATCGGCCTTGCAACATCCGAGCAGATCGACCCCGGCCTGAAGGAATTGGAAGAGGCGGACATCCTTCGCGCGATCAGTGTTCCGACAGGGCCGCGCGGAGGACGCCCCAAGCGGGTTTACGCGGTCAATCCTCAGACGCATGGAGAACGGACATGAGCTTCTGGAGGAATGTACTCAAGGGGGAATACGAGGATGTATCTCTCTATACCCCTGACAAAACCGATAAAACTGACAAAACCTCCCAAGTGTCTGAAATTAAAGAGGTAATCGCAACTTCTCCTTTTCGACAAAACCTGACAGAACCTGACAAAACCCCCGACATCGTACGGATTTCGTCCGATGTGAGGCCCGCGCCGGCCCCGCGCCACCCCAACCCGGTTCGCACCATCATGGAGCGCCTGGAGGGGGACATGGAGCGATATGCTGATGCGCTCCGCACCTATGGACCGATGAGCTACGGCCAGGCGATGAACGTCCTGGGGTGGGGTGCCACGCGCGCCGGGTGCGCTGAAAGCGACCTTCGCGCCGCCGGCCGCATCGCGTTCAATCAGATCGGACGGGCCTATCTCTTCGACGAGGAGGCGGGCCATGACGAATGACTTCGCCCCTACCGTAGCCGAGGCCGCCGCATGGCTCGCGTCTCAGCCCAAGCCGATCCCGCACGTCATTCCCGCGCTGAAAGAGCGCTTCGGCCTCACCGGTCTTCAAGCCTGCCAGGCCATCGCCCTCGCCCGGCAGGCGCCCACCCCGAAGACTGTCGGTGCACCATGACGCTCGGCGCGTATCTCTTCACCTGCCTCACCGTTTTCGCTGTCTGCATCCTCCCGGCCTATGGCCTGGTCATCTGGAGGCTGAACCGATGAATGTGCATGCGTCCAATTTGGACATTGAGAAATTCCGCAAGATCCACGCCCATGTCGTTCGCGGCGCCAGCGATGGCGAGCGCGACAACGCTAGGCGTATGGCCGAGGCAATGGCGGCGAAGGCCGGAATGACTTACGCAGCCGCCGTGTCCAGTTTGGACGCCAAGCCCGCTTCCAAGCCGGCCAGCTTTTTCGACGGGTTCGAAGACTGGATGGAGGAGAAGGAACCGGGATACAAGGCTAGGAAGGCGCACGAGAATGCGGAGCGGCAGGACCGCTATGCGGCACGCCGCGCAGAGCTTCTGAAGCAATTCGGCACCATCAAGGCCATCTTCGATCCGACCGGCCGCGAAAGCCTCCTGCTCCAGGCAGGAAAGCCGTTCGTGACAAAGCGGAGATCCTATGTCGATGTCTGCGGCACGCGAAGGTATTTTGCGGATGAGTTTGCCGGAGTGCACGGCACCTATTTCCGGCTGACGGATGTTGATCCGGCCGCTGTAACGGCCATCAAGGGGGCGTTCCCGTTCCCTCAGACGGTCGCAGAAGCCTTCGAGGAATTGCGCTCCTGGGACAAGCTCGAAAAGGATCGGGCCAACTTCTACGACCATCACGAATATTATTTTGATCTGCCGATCGAGCTGCGCGTCGAGCTGCTGCGCGATGTGATGCGCAATCAGCCCGTCGCCTCATGGGAGGATCTGGACGCGCGGTTCCATTACAAATCCTATTCGTGGCAGCAGCAGTGGATCGATGAGAGGGAATTCGAGGACGCGGAATGGTCCCGGCTTTTCGCTGACGTTCAAATCCTCCGCGCGCAGTCGGCGACTACCCCGACGAAATCGGGTCAGTCAGGCACCCCGGTCCACCAAGAGCCGGGTTACCGTGACCCGGGCGCTCAATCTGGACACCGCACCACCAGCCAGAAGCGCGCTGACGTGCTGTCCATGTTGGACACACATCCCGATCTGTCGAGCCGAGAGATTGCGCGCCGCGTTGGGGTTAGCCCGCAAACGGTAGCAACGTTGCGGAGAAAGGCCAGCCATGGATGAGCCGATAGTCGCTCCTGTTTTCATCCGTCCGGCGGAGCGTATCGGGATACGCGATGCATGTGATTTCGCGGGGAAGTCGGACCGCACCATCAGGACATGGTGCAGGCGCTTCGGCATTGGCCGGGTGGCGATGGCGGGAGGGCCGCTCGTCATCTCGTTACCGGCCTTGAACATGATCCTGCAAGACGACCCCGAAGCGCTGGAGCTGCTGCGCGCCGGCGACCGGGAAAGCCCTCTCGTTCGACGGCACTTTGTCGAGACCGGCACGAAAATCTGAGCCGGCCGGTGCCTGCAAAGTTTCCGTGGGTTTCCGCGCGTTGCCGAAGGGGTGCCGCGCCGAATCCATTCGTGCGATTCTCCGCGTGAAAGGAGACCACACTATGAGCGAACACCAAACGACCAAGACGGCGAAGCGCGAAGGCCGTGCCCCTGTCATGCTTCGCGGTGCAAGCGTCATGACGAGTTATCGTGACGCCCTTTTCGACGCCGCCAACCGCGCCGGCATGACGCCGAACGAATTTGTGCTCCAGGCGGCGGCCGAGAAGCTGGCTGCGACGGGCCGCCCCTTCACCGGCATCTTTTATCCCGGCGACTTCACCAAGGCGGGATATGACCGGCAGGTGAGAGCATGAACGGCCTCCCTCCACTCCCGCCGCTCGGCGCATTCACATGGGGCGGTAACGGCGAACGGATGACGCCCGAGCAGATTGCGAGCCGCCGCAGGATGGCGGACGCGATGATTTCCCAGGGTGTCGATTTCTCCCCGGTCGGGTCCTGGACCCAGGGTGTCGTCCGCGTGGCGAACGCGGCGGCCGGAAACTTCGCGGCAAATCGGCTGGAGGATGAGCAGCGTCTCGCCGCCGGCTTCCCGGTACGGCCCGGCGGCCTGTTTGGCTTGCTTCGACCCGCGCCCGAGCAAAACCCGATCAAGGGCCTCTACTGAGTGCCCATCGATTTCAAGGACAGGTGAACAACCATGGCGACGTTCCAGATTACGGCTCCAGACGGCAGAAAATACCGGGTGACTGGTGAAACGGCGGACGGCGCGCTTTCTGCGCTCCGCCAACATCTTGGCGATCAATCGAGGGTCATGTCGGTGCCGGAAATGGGCGGAGAGGGCGTCAACGCCAAAGGGGGGCGTGTCGGCTCGGGTCAGGGCATGTTCGATGACCTGATCCCCGGCCACTCACCATCCGGTGGCGTCTCTTTCGACGACCTCATTCCGAAGGGGAGCGACCAGCGAGAAGAAGCCCGCCGCGAACTTGCTCGGCGTGAACTGGAGCGCCGCCGACAGGCTCGTTCCGGCCAGCACTTCACCTATGAGCAGGGCCTCGCTCTGATGGCGGCAGAGGAGCGCTTGAAGCAGGCGGAGGCTGGCGGACAGCGTGGCCGGCGCAAGATTATGATCGATGGCCGCAAGGTGGAGGTCGATGATGGTTTCTTCGACCTCTCGCCAGAGGAGCAGGACGCGACCGTTGACGAGATTGCGGCCCAGATGGACGCTGGAGCCACCAGTTCCGACTCTGGCGATTATCCTGCGGGGGCAACGCTGGAGCAGAAGCGGGCAATCGCCATGGCCCGCGCTCGCCGCCGTCGTTTCGAGCAGGATCAGCTTGCAGGAGACCAGCGGGAACGCATGCAGGGCGCCAGCGGGACCGTTGGCGCGGCACTGGCGAGCACCATCGACGGTATCCCCGTCGCTGGCCCGTACATCAAGGCCGGCACCGAGCGGGCCGCTGCCGGTCTCTCCTCGCTCATCAATGGCCGGTCCTACGAGGATAACCTGAGCCAGGCTCAGGATCTGACGAGGATGGCCCAGGAAGAGCATCCGTATGTGACGACGGCCGGGAACATCGCCGGGGCCATTGGCGGCACCCTGCCGGCCGTAGCGGCGTTCCCTGCGGCTTTCGGGGGTGGCTCTGCCGGTTTCGGCGTAAGGACACTTCTCAGCGGCGTCTCGGGCGCTGGTCTTTCGGCGGCCGATAGTGGTGTACGCACCGACTGGGATGGCGATGCGATGAAGTGGGCCGCGCTCTGGGGTGGGGGTGCGGGTGCCGCAGGGCCTTTTGTGGGCGACATGCTCGGCAAGGGCGTCCAGTCCGTCGCAGACGCCCTTCGCAGGCGCGCGGCGGCGAAGGCAGCAGGGACGACGCCCTATGCGCTCGAAATGCTTCAGCAGGCCGCTACGCGCGACGGGATCGATCCGGCGGCGATGCGATCCATGCTGGATGATCTGGGGCCGGATGCCATGATCGGCGACCTTGGCCCGAACCTTCAGGGCAGAATGGCCGCTCTGGCTAACCTTCCGGGCGAGGGGAACGCCACCGTCCGCCGCGCGCTCGACGCTCGTCACGCCGGGGCAAACAGCCGCCTGGCCTCCACGATTGACGACACGCTCGGCAGGGCCGTAGCCCCGTCTTCCATCGACGACGCCATTGTGCAGGGGCAGAGGGTCATTGGTGAGCGTTACCGTGACGCTTTCCGTGGTGCCCGTGCTGTCGACACCCGCCGCATCGCGGATGGCTTGGAGAGCCACGCTGTCAATCTTCGCGGCGATGCGCAGACGGCCATGAAGAAGGTCCGGTCGATGCTCAACATCACCGGGACCGACGCGCTCGATCCGAACCCTGGGACGCTCTTCCAGACGCGGCAGGCCATCGACGGCATGATGGAGACGGAAACGAACTCCAAGGCGATTGCAGCTCTGTCCGAAGTCCGCAAGCAGGTCGATGACCTGTTGGCCGACGCGGTGCCAGGGATCAAGGAAATCGACGGAGCGTACCGAGAGCTTGCCAGGCAGCGCGAAGCTTTGCAGCGCGGTCAAACTGTCCTCGATACCGGCAGGACCGCACCTTGGCCGTCGCAGGTGGCCGATGAGGTGGCGGAGGGTGTCATCCCCCAGGGAACGTTTATCGGGCCGTCTGGCGGCACGGCACGGATGCGGCAAGGCACCCGAGCCGATATTGCCCGCATCCTCGGCAACAATTCCAACAATGTTGCCAAGCTCAATCAGCTTCTCAAAGGCGAAGGCAGTTGGAACCGCGAGAGGCTGGCCACCATGTTCGGGGAGGATAAGGCTGATCAGCTTTTCCGGGTTCTGGACGGCGAACTGAAATATGCGCAGACACGCGAATTCGCCACCGGCAACAGCTTCACCGCTGGACGAACGGAAAGCATGCGAGAGCTTGGCGGCGGCGGCGATCCGTCATTCGGGATCCGAGAGGCCTGGCAGTCGGGCGGCACGCTCGGCGGTATTCGCGGTGCGGCCCTGAAAGGCATCGACAAGGTGTTCGGGAAAGCGGCCGAGACGCGTAGGGCGGTGAAGAACGCTGACCTTGCCGATATCCTCGCCAGCAACCGACAGGCCGTCGTCCAGGCCCTTATCGATCGGCAGGCCGGGCCGCGGTTCTCGCCGGGCGTGGAGCAGGTGGCGCGCGCGCTCCTCCTCAGCGGAGCAACATCAATCGGGCGGTGAAGGCCGATCACCGATTTATTCCACATCATACGCGCGAGCGGGCCAGCTTTGAAAACAATCAAAGGAAATCTATCGGCCCGCTTCCGCATCGAACGAAAGGCACCGCCCATGTCGGCACAGACCGAAGCAAACCACCTCTCCGCCGCCGCCGTTATCGAGCGGATATTCATTGCCGCCGACGACGAGCACAGGGACGAGGAGACCGCCGAGAGGATCAAGGCATTCTTCAATATTCTCGACGGGAAGGACTGCCGAAGCCCGGTCGACGCCTACGCCTACATTGCCCTGGCGCGGCGTCTTTGGCATTCGGCGCTTGCTGATGTCGTCAACGGCGAAGCCCCGAGCGTCGAGGTCTTAGCCCAGGGCGTGATCTACCTCAGCAAGGGAACGGATTTCATCGGGAAGCTGCTGGAAGGCCCAGCGGAGGGCGCTGCACCCGGTCGGCTGAACTGATTCCCCCTCAAACCAGCCAGCGCTTGCGATACAACCTTGTGTAAGTGGAAAATTTACCCGGGAGCGTCATGCTGGTGTTTGCACGGGCTCCGGGGGGATGATGCCGTTACCGCCTTTTAATTCGAACGGCATGTTGCCGCCGCTTGCAAGCGAAAATGGGGCCGATGCGGATCGCTCGCCCTACACCATTACCATGATGGAACTTGTTCAAAGGTTCGGCACGACGCCGCATAGAAGGCGGCTCCTGAATAATCTCATTGCCTATCGAGGTGTGATATCGGCTGGCGGTTACACCGCTGGGCTTCAGTTTCTGGACGGCAGCTTTGTGGAAAATGTGGAAGCGCACAGCCGGCGAGAACCGCGGGATATCGATGTGTTCTCGCTTCTCGATATCCCGACACGATATCTGCAGGACCCCGCTTCTTGGCGAAACGGAGGAATTCAGTTCTGGGCAGAGGAAATCCAGAACACGCCTCGAAATAAAGAGCGCTTCCAACTGGATACCTACGCAACGTTGGTGCAGGAGGTCCCGCTCCTCGATCTCCTAAAAGGCGTGATGTACTGGTATAGTTTGTTTTCCCATCAGCGCGACACATTTGCATGGAAGGGGTTTGTCGCTGTTGTGCTAGACCCCGCGCAAGATGCCGAAGCTCTCGCCTGGTTAGGGGCGCAATGATGCCGAACCTTTTGTCCATAGAGGCGCTTGAGGCCGACAGAATGTACACGCAGCGACAACTCGACACGCTGCCTGACAACCCGTGGGGAACGGCAAGGCTCATGTGGGAGCAGCGCCTTGCGGAAATCACTCGCCAGATTGAAGATTTGCGGGTGAGCGCCGCGACGAGCGCGAGCGTAGCGCTGATATTCGACGGTCTGCCCGTTGTTGGCCAGGGTGACATTCGGCTGGATTTCTCCACCGATGCTCTGGCCACCTATCAGAAAATCATTGCCGCCTCTATGGCGGCCCTCGGTGAGCACCACATCGCGGCCAAGGGGAAAATAAAGGGTGCAGAGCGCTCGAAGCTGTATATTCGGGATATCGTTCGCGGCTCCATGGGATTCATCCTTGAAGAGCTGTCACCGCCCCAGAACGACATGTTCAACACACCGCTCAAAGTCGCCGTCGAGCGGGCCACTGAATTTCTGGCCAGCCTGAACACCGCGTCTGACGACGACTTCAATTCGGCAATCGATGCGGCGGAGCCTCGCCTCGTCAGCGCCGTTCAGAAGTTTGCCAAGGTTCTGAAGGATGCCGGCGCGACGGCAAAAATCGTTGGGTCGGAGCAAAGGCTTGCGCTCGGGCTGGAAGAGGTCAATCGCCTCTCCGACCGCTTTACGGCGGTGGAGGTCCAAGAGGATAACGTCGTCCGGGATGGCGTTTTGCTCGGCGTGCTTCCAGACTCGCATGATTTTGAGCTTGAGGTTGATGGAGAGGGCGTCCTCAAGGGAGCCGCAACCGACGACCTTGTGACCAAATACGTGGCGGATCAGGCATTCAAGGAGCAATTGCTTTTGAAGCCGGTGAAGGCGTTTCTGCGCTACACGCGGACATTGCGCAACGGCAAGCTCTTGCGGGAGCAGGTCTTGCTTGAAAACCTTGAGCCCCGCGCGACGGAAGCAGATCCCCTGTAACCACATTGCCGGAAGCTATCTGGCCATCCGGGAGAGATACGCGCCCGCGCGCGAGGCGGATGCAGTGGACAAGTCGTTCGTCGCATCCTTGCCGCGGGCCGAAAACCCCGACGCCAAACGTCGAGCTTCCGCCCTACCGTCAAGTGCTGTCCAGGCATTCAAGGTTTCTTCCGCCCTCGTCCGAATGCGTGTAGGCTTCTGGAATGGCCAGTTACCACTACTACACCGCCGCCTTGCTTGCCGCCCTGATCACATTCGCGGGCGTCTGGGCCGGATATCGGGCAACTCAGCGAGACAAGCGCCTCGGGATTGATGGCGGGTGGCCGCTTTGTATCCTGATCCTGTCCACGAGCGGCGCCATGTTCGCACTTTACTATCTAGACGACTGGCTTCGCGAGGCGCTTCCGTCAGTCTGGCTGATAGGGCAGATCCTCTTTGGTAACTTCATGGCAGTTTGTTTGGTGGGGGTTTTACATGCGCTTAGGTCGGGCCAGTTGCCCGGGCGGGCGCCGCGCATCTATTTCGGCGTCCTGCTAATCGCGGCGCCCGCGTATGCCATTTACGCCCTTGCGTCGTGATGCCCGCCGTCTCGCGCACATTCACTCCGGAGCAGTGAAGGACAGGCAATGACCTACACCGACGAGATTGCGAACACGATTTGCGAGCGCATTGCCGATGGGGAAAGCCTACGGTCGATTTGCGATGACAAGGGTATGCCCTCCAGGTCCGCGGTGTTTCGCTGGCTCAGCGGAAACGAGGATTTCCGCGACCAGTATGCCCGAGCCCGGGAAGTCCAGGCCGACGCGATATTCGATGACATCCTGACCATCGCCGACGATGGGACGAACGACTGGATGGAGAAGAAGAACGCCGAGGGCGAAACCATCGGCTGGATGGAGAACGGCGAAGCAATCCGCCGGTCGCAGCTTCGCATCGATGCTCGCAAGTGGATGGCCGCGAAGCTCCGGCCGAAGAAGTACGGCGACAAGATCGACCTGACGCATGCCGGGCCGGATGGCGCGCCTGTCGTCTTTCAGAATATCTTCGAGGCCAAGCCGGAAGGGCGATAGAACCGGGTCCGGTCGGCCCCCGCCTGTTGGTAAATGTTGGTGTAGCAGCAGCCATTCAGTCGGCGATGGAGTTGCGGGCGAAGCGCCCCTAAGGCCTCGTTATGGATAGAATGGTCTCGAAGAAGTCCGTTAATGTTGCATCCTCAATCGAAAGTGTCGAATGGCTAGCGTTGGTTTCCGATGTTGCCGTTGGGAAAAGGTCAGGGCGCTTTCTGAATAGCGCGCGGCAGGATTTCCCAGGGCCATGCTTGGCGCAGTTCGCCGCAAGTTGCAGGTACTCTACATCATCGCAGGATGAGCCATGCCCGTCGCGCTGAAGGACGGAATTCACGTCCGTCGTCACGTACGTCATGGTCTTCATTGTCGTGTTACAGTGACGTTCCCACGCATGAAACAGAGCAATCAAGAACGCCGTCCTTACCATCGGCGCACCGCGCTTTGCTTGGGCGTCAAGCTCTCCCGCGCGTTCGTAGACACTCCCAACCGGATCTTCAGGATCCGCGTCGTCTCCGTGCGGCCATTCGTCATCCGGCCCTAGGCCGAGTTCGTCTCGTACCCTTGCCTCGATTTCCGCTTCGCTATGCTTCAGCCCTGCAAGAGACGCCCGGTAGGCGCTTTGTAGATCCTCCACGTCCATCTCGAGGCGATACTTTTGGATTCTGCGGATCAAGGCTGGAGGTAATGGCGCCATGTGGTTAAGCCCCCTACATCGAAGAGGTGATTGTTGGGATACCGCTTCCGTCCTCGGCAGCTATGGCGCGGGCCCTTTCAAGGATAGACGCGCGGTGCCCGGCGTCCTTTCCGCGGATCGTCGCCATGGCTGTGCCAGTAATCCGATAGCGGCCGCATCGGTCGCAAATAATCTCAGGCGTATCGTCCATTCTAGGCACCGCTTCCCGTGCGGCGTCATCGCAAATCGGGCAGTTGTCATTCGACCAATTCATGCTGTCCTCCCCCGGGCTTCGGAATACCAGCTTGCATTGCTTGGACGGAAGAGTCGAGACCAATGCGCGATTGCATTCTGCCAATTCGGAGTTGCGTCTCGGCTATTTTGGGGGGTGTCGGTGCCTCTCCTGGGGCTTTTACGTTTTTTCGCTCGCACCATCACTCCGCACCAAGCGCACGCCGGGGTTCCCGTGATTGAGGAATTCGATCCCGAGCCCTTCCATTGCCCTCTGCACGCTCTGCACATTTGAGGATCGTCCGGCGATAGGACCGCTCCCGGCGCTCTCCATATTCCTGATCGTGTTGACATTGACGCCGACCAACTCGGCCAAATCCTTCTGTTCAATGCTAGCTAAGGCGCGGGCCGCCTTAAGCTGATTTCCCGTTGTAAGCATAGCGTTTCTCCGTTCTGTCGATACCTAACTAGGTAGCGTACCTAGATCGCTATTGACAAGCCTAGTTTTCATAACTAGGTTAGCGAACATAGTTAACTAGTGCTCAACGCTAGGAAGCCAAGGACGGAACGATGTTTAACCTCTCGCAGATCATGAAAGCCGCCTGGGCGCATTATCGCCGCGCCGTGGCCTACGTCGCCAGCAATCCCTACCTGCGCGGCACGCTCGTCCGCTTCGGTGATTGCCTCAAGGCGGAATGGAAGCATGCCAAGGCCCAGGTCGCCAAGGCGAAGCTGGATGCCGCCGTGGTTGCCCGCATCGACGCCCTGAAGGCCGAAATCCTCACCCTCGACTGCAAGCCCTTCGGCATGCGCATCGGTGCCGAGCGCGCCGCCTTGTCGGCGGAACTCGCAAAACTGGAGGTAGCGTAATGGAAAAGCCCACGTCGATTTATCTCCTGCTCGCCACCTATTGGCAGCGCATGGACGAACTCACCGAGGCCATGACGCGCACAGATGCGACCGAGCGCGAGACGGCGGAACACGCCGCCGCGTTCGCGGCCCAGATCGAAGCTGGGGAGCGTGTTCGCGATGCGGAGGTGGCGATTGCCGCGTTTGTGCCGAAATGGAGGTACGAAGCGAAAACCAAGGCCAGCTTCCTTGCCGCTCTCGCAGACGAGAACCACGGCACCCTCGACGCCGAGGTAACGGCCGGCCTCTTGTCGTCTCTTGCCGATGTTGTTCGGTGGCAGGACACGGCAGGAAGGGCATCCGCATGACGGAAGCACTCGCACGCCTCGGCGCCACCTTCGCCGCCCTCATGGTCGACTATCGCGCCGCGCAGTCTCAGCTTGCTGCGCTCCAGCATGAGGCCGACCGCACCGCGGCCGATGCCGGCTTGGTCTACGGCTCTTCGGCCTGGTCCGCGCATCGGTTCGCCGTCACCGGCCGCACCGTCCACCACGTCAATGCGCTTTACGAGAAGCTGGAGGATCTGGCGCAGGCCATCGCGCCGATGCGCCCCACCTGTTTCGCCGACCTGCTCATCAAGGCCCGCGCTCACCAGTTCAGCGGCAACCCTGCCGCCATCATCCCCGAAATCGAAGCCCTGGCGCTCGCCAGCAATCAGGAGGCCGCATAGATGACCACGACCCGTCGCACCTTCCTTGGCGGTATTGCTGCAGTATCCATTCCGCCGGCCGCCATGGCGGTAGCTGCCGCAGAACCGGAAACTCCTTCCGTTGACCAGTTCCTCGCCGTCGCCACGGCGGCAGAGCGGGCCCGATATCATGCGGACGCGCTCAAGGAGGCTATGGCCGAAATTCACCCCGATCGGTCTTGGCGTAGCGTGATCGACGACAAGCACCAGTTCGTGCTCACCATCGGCGATCCGCGCCCGGACGCATAAGCGCCAACCTCATCAGAAAATCGGAGAAACCACCATGCCGAACGAAACCGTTCCGGTTGCCGGCGAAGCTATGCCCGCAAACCCTTCCCGCCGCTTCTTCCTGTCCCGCGTCGGCGGCGCCGCTGCGGCGTCCGCTCTTGCCGCCGCACCTGCTGTCGCGGCAAACGGTCCCGAGGAGAACCCGGACGTCCTGGCGCTTGGGAAACAGTTCGATGCCGCGCACGCCGATTTCGCGGAAGCCGCTGAGCGCGTTTCTGAACTGCAGGCGGTATTCCGAGCCATCGCACCGGTCTTGCCGCCTGAAATCAGCCAGACGCAATATGACCGGCTGGCCGGCCCGAGGTACGGCGAAATCTACCGTGATCCAGCCTCGCCGCGATACGAGGACATGAGGGCACCGGATGGCGGCCGGTATCTCGTCATCACGTCCTATGAGCTGGAGCGCAATTTCAGAGACGGGAAGATGCCCGCACATATCAAAAGCCTGCACCGGATCGCCAAGGGCTTTGAGGCCGCGACGGAGACTGCGCTTCAATCAAGCGGGTTAGCGGCAGCGCTGTCTAGTTACCATGCCTCGGAATGGACGTTGCGGCGGATTGCCCGCAGCCTCTCGGAGACGCGCGCAAGAACCCCGGCCGGTCTCGCCATAAAGGTCAGGGTCACTGGCGCATATGCTGCTCTCGGCAATGAAGAGCGCCTAGACGCCAGCCTATGGCTCGCAAAATCCATGTGGAGCGACCTTGAGGGCGGGGAGGACTCGGTATGACGACCCTTAGCCCCATCGAACCGGACACAGGGTTTCACGACCTGGAGGGTTTGATCTGCGATGCCGTTAGCATGACTGACGTGTTGACGAATTCCATCCGTCACCATTTCGAGAACGTGGCGCCGAGCGACGGCTTTGTCATCAATGCGGAAGATGCCGATCGCCTCTTCTTCCTCGCCAGCATGGTCACGTCGATGAGCGACAAGGTGCGTGAGGCCTTTTACGTTGCCTTGCGCAACGAGCGGGAAGCCAAGGAAATGCGGAGATCGAGCCAATGAGAAGTCTCGCCATCGAACATTTCCGCCGCGCAGAGCTGGAGCGCCACATCGAGGAGATGATTGGTCTTCTCGACTTGATGGACGGTGATTGCGACCTTGAGGAAAACGGCGATGCCGACTGGTCCGGCTACGAGGAGGAGTTGCCAACGCGCCAATGGTCGGGCGACGGCGTGGCAAAGGCGCTGCGCCTGATTGAAGCCTCGCCGGCAGCATCGAGGCGGGCCGACGAATACGCCGACACACCGCGGCCGCCGCTGATATACGATTTTCGGGGAGGTGCAGGCCGATGAAGCTCGCTGCCCTCCTCATTGCAATCGGCCTCCTGAAAGCCGCCAAAGTCATTGCCGGGGCTGGCGAGCTTGTGGCCGACGCCGGATTATGGATCGTCGACCAGATCGACCCGAAGACCCGGAGGCGCACATGAGTGCGGTCCATGCTATGCCGGCCGCCCCGGTGCCGCGCCGCCTGGCCGATCTGGAGCGCCACGCCTGCCGATGGCCGGTGAACGATGCCAACCCTTCCGAGCTGCATCTGTTCTGCGGAGAGAGGACGGCGACGGCCAAGCCGTACTGCACCAGGCATTGCCGGCTCGCCTACCGCGTTCGGCCGGCTTCCCCCACCTGAATCCACTTCGGGTTTTTGCTACGATTATGACGGTGCATCCGCTGGAAACCACGGGGTTTGGCGCCTGAATCCGAAGTGGAGCCCGATGTTGAGAAATGTTGAGGCTCAGGCATTTTTTCTCGACGGGCTGGACTTCAGAAAGCTTCAGTTGCGGACGGGTTTCCGCGCCCCACCTTTTGGGGACTCGCACAGGCTGCCCTAAATATGGCCCACAGCCACATTTCGAGGGATGCCAATGCCCGACCAGCCGAAGACACCCCACCAGAATTGCAAGCAAGCCGTCCTGGCCGAACTGATCGCCGTAGGCTGCGCCCCAGACAATCCGGTCGACCTTTACCTCGTCGGCCCGCCCCTGGTGGCGGCCGGCTTCACCGAACAGCAGATTGTCAACGCGCTCGACAGCCTCATCTATGACAGGCACGTGGAGTATACGGGCGGCAACCGCGTCAGGCTCACCCGCTGACACTTCCGCCAATGGCTGAGGTAGTTTTGCGACCAGTACGCGCGCACGCGCGAGGGAGCGCCAGCCCGATTTTCTGCCAGTCACATGCGGGCGCGAAAACACCCCGGACCGATTTTCTGTACATCGTCACGCGGGCGCGGGAGGTGCAGGGGCTGGCACCGCTTCGATGTCCGATGTTCCTCGGAGAGGTACGCGCACGCGCGAGGCGTCCAATTTTCCGTACATCACCACGCGCGCGGGATTTCCCCTAATTGGAATGCGCCGCTGCCGGGCGGGACAGCCTGCCTGCGGGGAAACTGCCGATATCCCGGTAGATAGGCGCACCGATTTAGGTGAGGTCACTACGCGAGAGGAAGAGGGTTTTCGGACCAGTACGCGCGTGCGCGTGCGCGCGAGGCGGGAAGTTTCGGCTCAGTTTGAGGCAAAACCTCAAGGCGCGGACCCGCTACGGCAGGCCGAAAGGGGGTTTTGTCAGGTTTCGTCAGGGTTTTGTCAAGAACGGAAAATCCTGATTATGAAAGCAATATCAATGGCTTGAATAGTTTTGTCGGTTATGTCGGTTTTGTCAGGGGGTATAGATATCTGGAGGGGGATATGAGTTTCGGGACCAGTACGCGCGTGCGCGCGAGGGGGCGTTGTCGACATCAGCCCCAGGAGGGGGTTCTCGGAAGCCGTGTAGGGGGGTACTACCTTCTGGACATCAGGGGCGACCGGTTAGAGTGCAGGTAAGATACCGTAATTAAAGGGGAAAGCGCCTCTTGAGGTTCCGGCGGGCGGCTGGACAGCCTGCACAAGACCCCTGGAAATCGGGGCGAAACGCTGCATTCCATATGCAGAACGGTGCGTTATTCCAGCAAAACCTATCCATATCGCTGCAGAAGGACATGAACGCGCTGGAAAGCCTCATATATGTGGGGTTTGCGGGTGGAGGACCGAAATTGCTGAGGCGCGGGAACGGCGTCACTCGACTGATTTTGCTGGTATCGTCCGCTATATCAGTGATCGACCAGAAAACGTATGATGGCTGAAGTGGGAAATCGTTGCCCACTTCAGCCAATCTGTTCTCACTTGATTGAATGCCCTTGTTCTCGGGGCTTCTGGCTCGGCGTAGGCTACGAGACATCAAACCTGAAGTGGGAAGGGATTGGTGGAGGTTCAACGTTAGAAACCTGCTGGAAAGCACTCGATCCAACGCTGAAAGCTCGCGCGTCACTTTCGATTTATGTCCTCCGTGACCACGTCCCCTCTGCAACCCGCGTTGTCGCCGTCGATCACGAGGATGGTCTGGGTGGCAAAGCCGCTGTCTGTGATGATTGCCTTCGTGCCGGCCTCAACTGCGCAAGAGAGCAACTCGATAACCATCATAGGGTTGGACTTATGCACGCCAGCCTGGATCAACTTAAAGCCTTCGCTCATTGCGTCGCCATCGCGCCAAACGAAGACCGTGTCGCCCCCTTTGCCAAGCGTAACTTCCAGGGCGTGAGCTGTGCCGGAACCGGCGGTGATCAACACCGTGCAGAAGCCGCAAACCTTAAATACCTTGTGTAACTTTTCCATAGGTCCCTCAAGCGTTTACCATGCGAGGTTACCTTAACCGCAAATATAGCTGAGCGCTACATTGCACGCCATGGGTGATGACCGTAATGCGCAAATGAATGGCAGGATCAGACCCCTGACTACCCAAATCAGGCGCGTTTGCTCGTCGTGTTCGCCGGATCTGCCTTGAGTTTGGCGAGGCGTTTGACCAGCCGGCCCTCCAGCCAGGGCAATAGCTGCCCGACTTCCTCGGCATCGGCGATATCGTCGGCCTTTTCCGTCAGCTCATTGTAGAGGCTCGCCGCTTCAACCGCGATATCCTCGTGGCGCAGGATCAGTTGCGCCTGCTGATGGGCGCGGATGGCGATCTGCGCCAGCGTGCGCATCAGCATCTCGTCGAGCGGCTTAGTTTCCATCTGTGGAGCTTTTGACAGGTCGGCGAAAATGTCACCCTCACCGGTGATCAACCAGTTCATGTTTACACCGAATCTGTCTCGGTAGCTTGCTAGAACATTGGCATCCGGCGTCCGCTCTCCGCGCTCATAATAAGCCAGCGTGTTCTTACTGATTCGTAGGGTGCCTGCGAATTCCTCCCGATCAGGGTCGCCGAACTGCCGCCTCACCAATCTCAGCCGCGCACCAAGCGCCGTTTTGGGCTCATTTTCAGGCTTTCCCAAGCGAACACTCGATAGACCACATTCGCGTATTGCTTAATACGCGAATGTGGTCTATCCCTATTTGTGCGGCCCGCTTCGGCGAACCGCAAATGTTGCAAATCCCTGAGCAAAAAGCGGGTGCGCTACCACCCGCTTCCTGTAGGAGTTAGTCATATGGCAAAGGCCAAGCCCAAGTGGGACCGCCACTCGATCCTCGCCGAGTTTCGCCGCCGAGGCGTCAAATTCAGCGACTTCGCCGTTGAGAACGGCCGTAACCCCAACACCTTTCGCGGCATCTGGACCCGTTGGAACCGTCAGAACGAACTGCTGATCGCTGACTTCCTGGGTGATGCTGTCGAAGTCGTCTGGCCCGACCGTTACCCCATACAACCTAACCGCATCTTCCATACCGCAAAATCCGAGGCGTTAGAAAGTCAAAAATCGGGTGCCCCGTCTGACATGCGGGTGGCGGCATGACGTCCGCGCTGTCCGAAAAACTCCGATCGCTTGACATCCGCGCCACCTACAAGCGGCCCGGCCGATCCGTCGCGCACTGGTTAGATGGGGCCACCGACGCGGACATTCGCAATCTCGTCGAGGGATATCGCACGGAGGCCGAGGTGATCGCCGAGGCGGAGCGCTCGTTTGATGCATGGTGGGGCAAGGTCGACGAGGTGTCTCGCCTCGGCCTGGATGGCTTCTCGCTCTGGCGGGCTTACAAGGCGGGCTATCTGTCGATGGCCCGCGAGACCGGGCAGTTGCCTTCGGCCGGTGCGACATGACCGCGCTTGCCGCCGTCTATCGCGCCCTCGTCGCCTTCTCCATCCGCGATTTCTTCGCCTTCTGGGCCATCACGGCCTTCGTGCTCGGCGTCATCTATTTCGCCGGCACCGCCACCGTCCTCATTCTCATCTGGAGAGCCGCGCAATGACCATGACGCATCGCGAGAATATCCCGTTCTTCTCCACGCTCCCGCCGAAGGCGGTCAAGGCTGCGACCCGACTTTGGGATGCATCCCACGATCCTGCCTATAATGGCGTGCAGGCTTACAGTGACTTCGTGCAGGACCTGACTTTTGCGGGCATTTCCGCGCCCCCTCGCGCGGTGGTGAAGCGCTGGCTTGCCGGTGTTCAGGCCGGCTTGATCGAACGCCCGGAGCCGCTGGATACGGCAGCGCCAGCCGATGATCCTCAGGCGGAAGTCGCCCCGGTCAAGCCGAGACGGGGCCGGGCGCCGCGCCAGCCAGCCGACGAAGAAGTTTCCCGTCCAGTGTCGGAAGATGCGCGACCGTCACCCATCGCGGAGACTGCGTTTGAAAAGCTGACGCCCGCAACCTTCGGCGGCACTGTCTTCTCCAGCCTTATAGAGGCTGGCATCGCGCCGCCGGAGCCTGACGACGAACGGCCCGACCCGGCTCTTGCGCTGGTGACGCGCCAGATGGTCGAGGAGGAGGTTGCGCGGATCAACGTGAACGTGCGCGCCCAGGCGACCGCGAATGTGGCGGCGCGGCTCCGGCAGATGGCGGCGTCCCTCGATCCTTCCAACGCCGCCTGAACGCGGTTCCCCCTTGCCGCGTCGATCCGGTCTTGCGTCCGTCGCGGTCTCGCGGAGCCGCCGTCTCAATGCCCCCGACGCGGCGGCTCCGCAGCAGTCCAGCAGACACATACGCACAGGACACCATGTTCAATCCCGAATTTTCTAACGCTCCCGATCTCCGCACCAATGGTGTGCGCGATATCCCGCTCGCGGAGATCGACATTCCCGACGATCGAGCCCGTTCCTATGATGAGGATGAGGCTAGGGCGCTCGCCTCTATCATCGCCGCCACCGGCCTTCAGCACCCGATCCGTGTTCGCGTCGTCGGCAACCGTTTCCGCCTGATCGCCGGCCGCAAGCGCCTTGAAGCCTTCCGCATGCTGCAATGGGAGGCCATCCCATCGACCATTTCGACGGCCTCGACCGATGATGGGGCGAGACTGGAAGAGGTTATGGAGAACCTCGGCCGTGTCGAGTTGAACAAACTTGATCGTTGCCAGCACCTCTATGAACTGAAGCAGGTTCATGAGCGCCTCTATCCTGAGGCTCGGAATGGCGGCGACCGCAAGTCGGAGAAAATCAGAATCCCAAATTGGGATTCTGATCCGGGCGCATCCGAGGTCTTCGGCTTCGTGGAAGTGGCCGCGCAGAAGATTGGCCTGTCGCGCACGAGAATCGCAGATGCCGTTAAAATCTGGATGGACCTAACGCCCGAGAGCCGCGAACGCGCTTCCGGAACCCGGCTTGCCAATCATCAGTCCGGCCTGAAAGAGCTGTCCGAGCAGTCGCCCGCCGATCAGGTGAAGGTGCTGGATATGGTGCTGGCCGAGCCGCCGGTTGCATCGACGGTGGCCGATGCCGTGGAGATGCTGAAGACCGGCATCGCGAAAACGGCGGTTGAACGGAAGGCCGAGGTCGCCCGGAAGGCGCTGGAAGCTCTGCCCCAGCCCGTCGCGTCGTCGATCGCCAGCGCGCAGTCCGACGCCGCCCGGCTTGCCGAGCTTCAGAAGGGTATTGCCACGCTCTCCAAGTTCTTCGGCGATCTGAAGGACGATGAACTGGATACCGTCATTCAGCAGCATGAAGAGCGCGTCATCGCCTCCCTCAAGCGTCGGGGACGTATCTGACCATGTCCCGCCGCCGCGATCCCCTCACGAAAGACCTGTTCAGCTGGGAGCCCCCGAAGGTGGCGATCGGCTACAGCGCCGACGTGATCGGGCGTGGGCGGTTGGATAGCAAGATTGCGCGGCTCATTTCCCATGCCCTGCGGGATGCCCGCGAGGACAAGGGTCTCAGCCGCGAGGACGTGGCGCAACAGATCAGTGATTTCCTTGGTCGCAAGGTCGAGGCGACAACGCTCTACAAGTGGACCTCCGAAGGATCGGAGGGGCACCGTATCCCGCTCGATGCATTCATCGCCCTTGTCCATGCGACGGGTGCGAAAGACCTGCTTGGCTTTGTGCCGGGTGAGTTCGGCCTGACGGTCATCGAAGACGAATATGCCGAGCTGATCGAAGAGCGCCTCCTGGAAGATCACATCGAAGAAATGCAGGCGCGCAAGCAGGTGCTTGCCGCGCGCAGGAAGGCAAAACGATGATTTCTAACGAGTGGTTCAGCGCCCGAGAGCTCGCCGCCATCGCACAGGATCGCGGCGTTAAAGGATTTCCCTCAAGCAAGCGTGGGGTCAATGCTCTCGCTTCAGAAAAGGGGTGGGCGTCACTACCCGGCAATCTTTGCCGGGAGCGCTCGGCCGTCGGCGGAGGGAAAGAATTTCACGTATCTCTTCTTCCTGATGTCATGCAGGACGTCATCCATGGGCGGCAGACGAAGGCCTTGCAGCTCGTCGCGCAGGAGATGCGCGAAGAAGTCGAGCGGAAGAAGGTGGCGTCCCTGCCGGTGACCTCGCTTCGTTTCCGCCAGCGCCAGGCCATGGAAGCGCGCGGGGAAATTCTGATCGCGATCGAGCGTTATGGCATGGAGCGCGGCTTCGTCGGCTTGCGCCGCGCCATCCTCGAATTTGTCCAGGCGCAGGCAACCCACGCCGAGCGTGTCGCCGCACTCGCGAAGGCAGAGGCCGGTGAAGGCCTGACGCATAGGGAACGTATGCTTCTAGAGCAGCCGTCGCCGTTGCAGGGGACGCAGGGCTTCGGGCTGCTCGTCGATACCTTGCGGCTGGCCAATGACCGTTGCGGTGACAGGTTTCGCATTGCGCGGTCCACCGTCTACGAATGGTTCAGCCTTCGCGATGCCGGCGGCATGACGGCGCTTGCGCCAGCGCTCACCAAGGAAGAGGAGCCGATCTCCGAGGAATTCAAGGCGTTTCTGACCTTCTACTGCAAGCCTTCGAAACGGGCCGCAACCGAGGTGCTGAAGGACTACAAGGAAAAAAATCCGACCAGCACGCTCACGATCGAGCAGGTGCGTTATACGCTCCGCCACAAGCTCAATGACATCGAGCGCAATGTGGGCCGCGAAGGGCTGCTGACGCTTCGCTCCCGCATGGCCTATATCCAGCGCTCGACGGAAAACCTCTTCCCGACCACCATCTACACGGCGGACGGCAAGACCTTCGACGCCGAGATCGAGCATCCGCTTTCGAAAAAGCCCTTCAAGCCCGAAATCACCTCCATCCTCGACGTTGCGACCCGCAAGTGCGTCGGCGTTTCCATCGCGCTGAAGGAAAACGTCATCGCCGTGACCGAGGCTTTGCGGAAATCCTGCGTCGAGCATGGCATCCCGGCCATCTTCTACGTGGACCGTGGCCCCGGCTACAAGAACAAGACTTTCGATAGCGATGCAGGCGGCTTGATGGGCCGGCTGTCCATCACGAAGATGCATGCCCTGCCTTACAATTCGCAGGCCAAGGGCATCATCGAGCGGTTCAACGGCACGGTCTGGAACCCTCTGGCTGAGAAACTGCCGACATATCTCGGCGCGAAGATGGACAAGGAAGCGGCGAAGGCCGCTCACAAGGCCACGCGGTCGGATATCAAGCTCTTCGGGGTCTCGCACCTTCTCCCCACCTGGGAGGAGTTTCGGGAAATGTGCCTGAAAGCCATCACCGACTATAACAGCAAGCCGCACGATGGCCTGCCGCGTTACCGAGATCAGAGGGGCGTCTATCGCCACTACTCCCCCGACGAATTCTGGGCGCTGCATGTTGCCGATGGTTTCGAGCCCGTGCCCGTCGATGCCGAGGAGGTCGATGATCTCTTCCGTCCATACGAAGTCCGCCGTAGCCGTCGCGGCCTCGTCGAGTGGAACAACAACCAGTACTATCACAAGGCGCTGGAAGCCTATCACGGTGAGCAGCTCGTCGTTGGATACGATTTCGATCAGGCCCGTTATGTCTGGGTGCGCGAGATCGATCGTGACAGCGGCCAGCCCGGCCGGTTCGTCTGCGTTGCCGACTATACCGGCAACAAGGTCGATTACGTGCCGCGCACATACCAGCAGACAGCGGAAGAGAAGCGTCGCCAGGGCCGTGTCAAACGGCTTGAGGATAAGCTGCGGGATGCCCAGGACGAGTTTTCCAGCCCGATCCTTATCGAGCAGGCGGACCATCAGCCCATGCCGTTCATCGATCTCGGCCGCGAGCCGATCACGGTCGGGCCGGTGCTTGTCATCGACAACGAAATCAAGGGTGCCGACACGGTTGCCGGAACCGTCGAGGAGACGCGTCGGCGCACCTTCGCAAGCGATGAAGAGCTTGCGTTATGGGCGCTCGAAAATCCGGAAAAGCTAACGAGTAATCAGGTTCGCGTACTGCGCGACTGCCTCAACCGGCAGTCGTCGGCTGAACTATTCAGAATGTCAGGCATCGATCTGGAAGCCCTTCGCAACGTCCTCCGGAACGTTGCCTGACACCCCGAACCGCAAAGGAAAATAGCATGCGCAATACGATTGTCGATACCACCAACGTTAAGAAGTTCATGGGGGCGCTGACTTCGCTCAACGATCGCGGCGCGGTGGAAGCCTGCATGGTTGTCGTCGATGGCGAGCCCGGCCTCGGCAAGACCACGACGCTTTCCCGGTGGGTGGCGCAGACTGGCAGCGTCTATGTCCGCGCTCAGGTGGGGTGGGACTACGGCTGGTTCATCAACACGCTTCTGCGGGAAATGAGCATCCACCCGCCGCGCTCGAAGGAGGAGCGTTACGAGCGGCTGCTGAAGGAACTGGCGGAACGCGCCGCGCGGGCGGATTTCGAGGGGAAGACGTTCGGCCTGGTCATCGACGAGTGCGATCTGGTATCGACCCGACCGGCCATCATGGAAGCCATCCGGGGCATTTCGGATATCCAGTTCCTCCCGACGATCCTCGTCGGCATGGGGCGGCTGCGCGAAAATCTTCGCCGTTTCCCCCAGATCGAGAGCCGCGCACCGCGCAAAGTCCGCTTCGAGGCGGCGACACTTGACGACACGCGGGCGATCATCGCCGCGCGGTGCGAGGTTCCAGTTGCGCCCGATCTGGTGGAGTTCGTCTGGAAGGTCTCTCGCGGCTACAACCGCGAAATCCTTGAAGCTATCGCCCATATCGAGCGGTTCGGCTTTCGCATGGAGCCCGGCCCGGAAGGCGTCACCATGTCGGACATGGCGGGGCAGATGATCATGAACGATCGCAGCTCCGGCAAGCCGATCATGCTCCCGAGGGCGGCATGATGGCGAGGCTGAACCCCGGCGCGTTGCCGACCACCATATTGCATCATCTCGGCGATGGTGCTTGCCGCACGATCGACGAACTGGAGGCGGCGTTAGGATTGACGAAGCGGCAGGTTTCCGATGGAGCGGCAAAGCTCGCCTATCGCAAATATCTCTGCCGGATGGCGGTGGGCTGCTACCAGCTGACTGACCTCGGCCTTGAAGCCGCGGCGAGTGGGGAGGTCATCACGTCCGGGCCGATTGGTCCGGATAGCAAAACCGTGCGTTCGAAGGTACGCAATACCTTCCGGGACCGCGTATGGCGATCCATGCGTATGCGCCGGCAGTTCACGGTCGGCGATCTCGTCGCGGATGCCGCGACGGAAGCGGACGCAGATCCCGACAACAACGTCTCGCGATACCTGCGATGGCTTCGGCTGGCGGGCTATGTCACCGAGATGCGGGCGCGCCAGCCCGGCACGAAGGTCACCAGCAACGGTTTCAAACGCTATTCCCTCGCGAAGGATACCGGGCCGGTCGCGCCCGCCTATCGGCCGAAGACAGGCACCCTCCACGACTACAATCTCGGGGAGGACGTATCATGCCGAAAGAAGTAACGCTCTTCGATCTGCCCGATCCGGAGTGGATCGAGCTTCTGCGCAAGGAGGTCGGCAAGGGTCGGACCATCACGGCGGTCGCATCCAGCGTCGGCATGAAGCGGTGCTCTCTATCGCTGCTTCTCTCGGGTGGATATCCGGCCCGTCTCGACAAGGTGTCTGCGAAATACGCGGCCCGCGTGGTGGCCCTCTACAAGGACCAGGTGCTTTGCCCGCACCTGAGAGCTGGGATTTCCCGCGAAGAGTGCCAAGCGTTTGCCGCCGCTCCCATGTCGATCAGCGATCCCCACAAGCTTCGCCACCATCGCGCCTGCGCGCGATGCCCGCTCAATCCGCTCATGCTGACTAATCAGAACGAGGTGCAAGATGCTGTCTGATGCAATTCGCCAGATGCGTGACCGTGTCCAGTCCGGCGTTAGGAACGACGACCCGACCGGCCTTCTGCTAACGCTGCGGGCCTTCGAGATGGAGGCGCGGAACATGGAGGACCGCATCCTCTATCTGACCGGCCGTCCGCATGTCGCGCTCGACGGCAGGCTGATCTCTTCGCCGGCTCCCGTCTTCGAGATCGGAGCCACGGCATGATCCGGACGTCCGACATGATCGCCCTCGTGAAGGCGTTTAGCCACCTTCACAGCATAGCCGGGATTCCCATGCATCCGGGCTATGCCGGGACTGTAACGACCTTGCTCGATCTTTGCGAACGCGAGGTTCTCAAGCTTGAGCAGTTGCAGCCCTCCGCCACGGTCGCGCCCGCCAACGCGGCCGAAGGCAACGTCATCCACGTCAAATTTAACCGTCCGACCCCGCCGAATGGCGGCGCGGCCTGATCTATTCGAGGATTTTCATCATGGAAGCCTGCATCATCGCAGAACCGAACACCACCCGCCCGAGCTTCGAGGTCAACGGCAGAATCTACATTGAGGACATTCGCGGACGTCTGATCCCCGCCGATCAGTATGAAGAGCTTTCCCCTCCCAGCAGCTTCATCGAAATCAATGGCCGCAACCATGTCCAGGACGCCGAGGGCCGCTGGATGGACTGGGCGCTGGTCAAGCCGAAGGATCAGCTTCAGGATGAGGTCGTTAGAAAGATCATTGCCTATGCGCTTGACCTCTCGGCGCAGGTAACCCGCTTCCGTCGCCATACCGAACAGGACATGGCGTCCATCATCGCGCTCCTCGAACAAGAATATTCCGTTACCATCGGCGGGCCGGGCGGCAACTATACGCTTCGGACCTTCGACGATCTGATGCGCGTCGAAATGAAGGTCGGGAAGTTCATGGAGTTCGGCCCCGAAATCCATATCGCCAAGTCCCTGATCGACGAATACCTCCGCGAACTCACCTCCGACGCCACGGCGGAGCTGAAGACCCTCGTCCTAGGGGCTTTCGAGGTCGACAAAAAGGGCAAGCTCGATCGCCAGAAAATTCTGGACCTGAGGAAATACGACATCAAGGACGAGCGATGGGTCCGCGCCATGCAGGCGATTTCGGATGCTGAACGCACTGTCATGGTGCGCGAGTACCTGCACTTCAAAGTGCGGAAATCCCATCATGACGAGTTTCGCGCCGTCACCATCAATCTGGCGAAGGCATAAAGCGCTCATGTCCCACGCCACCTACAACGATGCCCTGTTAGAAGAAGAAGCCCGTGTTGTTGCGATCTATCCACTTGGAATGATCGGAGATACGGAAAACCCGCCTGAGTGGCTCACCGAACTGTGGGAGGATGCCGACGATCCAGCCGACCCTCTCTTCCAGACGCTCCCCGAACTCAGCGCCGTCATGTCGGATGATGTTGGCGAATGGGCGCGCGCCCTGGTCGTGCGTTCCCGCTCCGGCTTCATTGTGCGGTTCGAAGTATGCGTACGGCACTATTTCCCGCCGCCGATCACCAGTTACCGGAGCAGCTGGAACTGGTTTCAAGAGGGGACCCTCTACGCTGAGACGATCGACGAAGTCGGCCCGGCCGTCCTGAAGCTCGCCCGCGAACAGCACGATGCGGAACGGCAGAAGGCTGGCTCCGCCCCATCATCGAAGGGAATTTCCGAATGAGGCTCCCCATCACGAAGGAATGGTTCGAAAAGCGCGCCGCCGTCGAAGGCGATCTAGAAATCAGCGCCGGCCGGCGTCTCACCAAGACGATCAACCTCACGGCTGAGGAACTGGCTGAGTTGGAGACCATGCTGTTCGATGCGTTGCCGAAGTCGGTTCAGCAAGAGCTGACGGAACTGCGAGAACAGCTTGCCCGCTTCCGCTCTGAGCGGGCTTACGTCGTCGGCCACAATGACGGCTGGCGTGCAGCGATCGAGGCGGCCGCTCTAATCGTTGAGCGAAACCAGATCGTCGAAACGCCGACTGGGTCGGCCGTCGAACCACGCTGGGACGGCAACCGGGCTGGCCTCTCCTATGCCGCCGCGATCCGGGCCGCCATAGGAACGAGTGGCACCGACGAAGCCTGCCCCGGCGAGCACCAAGAGGTGCTGGACGCCATCCAAACCCACAATTCCGGAGAAGAAGAATGAGCCGCATCTATCTCGCGTCCTCTTGGCGTAACCCGTACCAGCCCGACGCCGTCGCCATGCTTCGTTCCGCCGGCCATGAGGTCTACGATTTCCGCAACCCACCGAACGGCGTGAAAGGTTTCGCCTGGTCAGAGATCGATCCGGACTGGCTGGGCTGGAAGGCCGAGCAGTACCGCGACCTGCTCACCACGCACCCGATCGCCTCGCGCGGCTACCTCAACGACTTCCGCGGCATGGAGTGGGCCGATACATGCGTCCTGCTGCTGCCGTGCGGCCGGTCGGCGCACCTTGAAGCCGGTTGGTTCGCCGGCCGTGGCAAACGCCTGATCATCTGGACCCGCGACGGCGAAGAGCCCGAGCTTATGGCTCTGATGGCGCACGCGATCTGCATCAATGAGCAGGAGGTGCTGCGCGCACTCGACGGCCAGCCGATTGCCGGAGCAGCGGCATGACGATTCATCGCAGCCTAGATCATTGCCCGAACTGCAAGCGCCAGTTCTACGCACACACCGAGGGCGCTTATTGCCCCGAATGCTGGTCGGCATGGTGCCGGAACGACGGCACTTTTGAGCGGCGCACCGTCCGCTGGGCCGATCTCACCGAATGCCCGACCTGCACAGGCAGCGGGAAGGAAGCTCGCCACCAACTCTGCCGCGATTGCGATGAGGTGCCCACCACAGGAACGGGCGGAGCCGGCCATGAGTGATCGTCTCGCATCCGTCCGTATCCACCCGACCCGCCCGATCGCGGACGGCATCCTGTTCGATGATCTGCACGGTGCGCCGGTCGAAGTTATCAATTTGCTTGCGGCACGTCGGCTCGTCTTCGTCACAGACCTGCGCCTGAACCGCCGCCTTTACGGTGGCCTGATCGTTGCACGTTCCGGAGCCGAGGCCGAGCGGGTCGCATTCGGACGGGGCCTTGGCGAAGAAGTCGTCGGTACGCTTGTGCGCACAGGTTCTTGCGAGGGACATTCCCGATGAACACCATCGCGGTTATCAACGTTGCCCGTACCCAGCTCGGCATGGATGAGCAGGAGATGCGGGCTCTCTATGTTCGCGTGACCGGCATCAATTCGTTGCGGGCGATGACCGAACGCCAGCGGATTTCCATCGTTGACGAACTGAAACGATGCGGCTTCGTCGTGCGTCCCGGCAAGAAAATGGCTGCGAAGCTGGACAAAATCCGGCCCGCCGCCAACCGTCCACATTGCCGGTACATCCATGCGCTCTGGAAGAGCTGCGCTCGCTACGGCGTTATAGATGACAGTTCGGTCAAGGCTCTGAACCGCTTCTGCAAGAAGTTCGTCGCGCCTCATGACGACAAGATCGCGGTGGACGTCGATTTCCTGTCGAAGGAGCAGGCCGACCCGGTCATCTCAGCACTGAAGGCGATGGAAAATCGCGGGAAGGCCGCTGCACGATGACGGCCCACCCTCTTGATGGCGTTCCCGCATCGCTGATCGACGTCGCCGAGACGCTTGGTCTGCGCGTGGCGTTGAAGCTGCTTCAGGAGTATGCCGGCATTGAGGTGCCGGTGCCAAAGCACCCGGACGAAACCCATCCGTTCATTCGCGCTCTTGGCAGAGAGGATGGGTATGCGCTATGCAGGATGCTCGGCGGCAACGCGATCTATGTGCCGAACCGCAAGAAGGGCGCAAAGTCAGATGTGCTTGCGCTCCAGGCCGTAGGCAAGAACCGTGAGGAAATCGCCCGTATCCTCGGGATTTCCCAGCGCCACGTCCGACGCGTTGCCAATCAGGACAAACCTCGCCAAGGCGATCTATTCGGGACGTGACCGGACATATGTCCGGGCGATGCATTTCCCCGGCTGTTCTACGGTCCTCGCATATTTTTGTTGCGAGGTCTCATGTCCACCACCGGCATTTATGTTTTCAGCAAACCGCGCCGCCCCGTAACGCGGGTTTTCCTGCATTGTTCCGCATCCGATCGCCCGGAACACGACAATGTCGCCACGATGGACCAGTGGCACAAGCAGCGCGGCTGGGCCGGCGTCGGATACCACCTTTTCATCCGCAAGTCCGGCCTGATCGAAAAGGGCCGTGATCTCGAAAAGGTGCCGGCCGCCCAGGAAGGCCACAATACCGGCACGATCGCCATCTGCCTTCACGGCCTTGCCGTCGACAAGTTCACCGAAGCGCAGTTCCGCTCGCTCCTCACGCTCTGCCATCAGATCAACGAGGCTTATGACGGCCGGGTGACCTTCCACGGTCACCGTGAAGTCGCCAACAAGGCCTGCCCGGTCTTCGACTACAAGGCGGTTCTTTCGCTCGATCGTGCCGGTAAACTGGCGCGCTCGAAGGTGCTTGCCGGCTTCAAGACGCTGGAGGCGCCCGTGCTTCCCGCCGACACGCCGCTGGAAGTGCTTACGCCTTCCGTCGTCTCGACGCTCCGCTACGGAAACCACAACAGCGCCGTCATGGACCTTCAGCGCCGTCTGACGGACCTCGGCTATTTCCCCGGAGCGGTGGACGGCCACTTCGGCGAGCGGACCCGTTCGGCCGTGCTGGCATTCCAGGCCGACAATCATCTCGAAACGGACGGCGTCTTCGGGCCGGCCTCGCGCGAGGCGTTGAAGGACGCCAAGCCGCGCCCGGTCTCCGAGAAGCGCGCCGCCGCCACCGTCTCCAGTCTTGCCAGCAGCGGAAGCCGCATCGCGCAGGCTTCCCTCAACAACGGCGCGGTCGGCGGGCTCTTTGCGGCCGGGGGCGCACTGTCCGTCGTCGAGCAGGCGTCCGGCGTCGTATCGCAGATGACCGGTTATGCCGGGGTCTTCGGTGACGCGGTGACCCGGCTTGGCCCGTGGATCGGCGGAGCGATCCTGATCGGCGGCGCAATCATCGTCTGGCAGGCCATCCGGGCCGGAAAGGCGCGCGCCGAGGATCACCGCACCGGGAAGACGGCATGAAAAAGTGGCTGCTGTCGCTGCTGGGCGTCGATCTCCTGCCGATCGTCGGCCTGCTCGTCGTATTCGCCGGTGCGGTGATCCTCGGCGCGTACATGACCGGGCGGAAGGATGCGACGGCGTTGTGCAATGCCGCCGCGCTGGCGGGCGAAAACGCACAGTTGCGCAAGGACATCGACGCCATGCGCAAGGTTTCCGCCGCAGCCGTCGAACGCGCCACCACCGATGCCGCCGCCATCTCCATCCTTCGCGAACAGGTCGATGATCTCGAAAATGCGTTCTCTACTGCTGACAATTCTTGCCGTCTTACTCCCGACGATGCTCGCAGGCTGCGCGCTATCCGGTAGCAAGGTTCCCGTTCCCGCCATCCGCCCCGTGCCGCCGTTGTCTGCCGAAGACAAGGCGGCTTGCGTCGATCCCGGCGTTAAAGACAACGCCGTCGCGCAGGCCGAGATCGGCCGGCAACGGTTGGCTCTTGCCGAATGCACCCGCAAGCACGGCCGCGTCGTCAACCAGTACCAGGACATCGAAAGGCTCTCTGCGCAGTGACCGATCCCGCCACCCATCTGCATGCCCGCATCGAGAAGGCGCACGACAGGCTCGATGAAATGGACAATCGCGTCACGGTGCTCGAACGCAACGAAGCGGTCTCAGGGGAACGCATGTCCGTCATCCAGTCATCGCTCATCAAGATCGACAACAATATCAGCCGCATCGTTTGGATATTCGTCACGGCCGTTATCGGCGCGTTCGCGGCCTTTGTCTTGAAGGGAGGCTTGAATGGCCTCTGATGGTGATCAGCGCCGGAAGGCGCGGGCGGATTATGTCTACCGCCGCATGTCGCTCAGCACGATCGCGCTGACGCTCAATGTGGCGCAGACGACGATCGGCCGGTGGAAGAAGGCCGCGAAGGAAGACGGCGACGACTGGGACATGGCGCGCTCGGCTGCCGTGATCGCGGGTGAAGGTCTCGACACGGTGGTTTCCTCCGTCGTCGAGGATTTCGTCATCATGGCGCAGGCCCTGCTGGACGAGGTCAAGAACAACAAAGACCTGTCGATCGATCAGAAGATCAAGCACATGGTCGCCCTCGGCGATGCCATGGTGAAGGTCACGGCCTCGGCCGGCAAGCTCGCGCCGAAGATTTCCGAGCTGGGCGTGGCGCAGTCCGTCGTCAATCATCTGATCGAGTTCGTCCAGGAGCAGTTCCCGCAGCACATTTCCGTCGTGCAGGAAATCCTTGTCCCGTTCGGCGACCGGATCGCGAGCGCCTTCACGTCATGAAGCGGCCGAGCCTGAAAGCCAAGGTCAGCGAAAAGGACTTCCTCGAATGGATTTCGGGGAAGGCCGACGAACTGGCGCGATGGGTGGACCTGTCCGTCACTGCCTTTCCGGCCGATGCGAAGGCGAAGGCCGAACGCCTCGCAACCGTTCGCGGCCCCGGCGGCTTTCAGTTCTTTCTGGAAACCTACCTTCCGCACTATGTGAAGGGCGAGCACAGCCTTTTCCATCGCGAGATTTTCGGCCGCGTGCCGGACATCCTTGCCAGTAAGAAGGGCGTGCGGGATTTGTTCGTCGCGCCGCGCGGCTCATCAAAGTCCACCCACCTTTCCCTCGGCTTTGCGCTCTACTGCATCTGCCTCGACCATAAGCGCTATATTCTGGAGGTCTGCGACGTCTATGCGCAGGCCGCGCTCCTGATCGAGGCGATCAAGGCCGAGCTGACGGAAAACCCTCGGCTTTCTAACGATTTCCCCCACGCGACTGGTCAGGGTCGTGTCTGGCGCGAAAGCGAGATCGTCACGGCGAACAACATCCGCGTCGAGGGTCTAGGCGCTGGTCAGAAGCTGCGCGGCCGTCGCCATGGCCCCTATCGTCCTGACCTCATGTTCTTCGACGACTTGGAAAACGACGAACAGGTGCGTTCGCCCGATCAGCGTAAAAAGCTGGAGACGTGGATCAAGCGTGCCGCCCTGAAGGTCGGCCCGCCCGACGGGACCATGGACGTGATCTGGGTTGGGACGGTCCTGCATTATGACGCCGTCCTGGTCCGCGCATCGAAATCCCCGGTCTGGCGCGTTGCCGAGTTCCAGGCGATCATCCGCTTTCCCGATCGCATGGACCTCTGGGACAAATTCGAGGAGGTCTACAACAATGACGGCGAAGACGCTGCCCGCGCGTTCTACAATGCGCACAAGGCGGAGATGGACGAAGGCGCAGTGGTCAATTGGCCGGCGATGCAGCCGCTCATCTGGCTCATGTTCGAACGCGCCGCCGACCATGACAGCTTCGCAACCGAGTACCAGAACAAGCCCATCAATGCCGGAAGCCCCTTCAGCAAATTGACCTTCTGGACCTTCCGGGATCCCGGCCTGATTTACTTCGGGGCGGTCGACCCGTCGTTGGGGAAAAAGGGCAAGGGCCGCGACCCGTCCGCCATCCTGATCGGTGGCTTCAACCGGCTGACCGGCAATATGGATGTGGTCGAGGCGTCGATCCGCCGCCGCCTGCCGGATGTCATCATCTCCGATATCATCGCCTTCCAGCGTCAGTATCGTTGCCTCCTCTGGTTCGTTGAATCGGTCCAGTTTCAGGAATTCCTGCGCACGACGCTCATGACCGAAGCGGCGAAGCTCGGCGTTGGCATTTCCGCCGTGCCGATCATTCCGAACGCCGACAAGGATTTGCGCATCGAGCGCCTTCAGCCGCCTGTCGCCGCCGGCCTCATCCGCCTCAACACCACCCAGCAAACCTTGATCGACCAACTGCAGCAATGGCCCGATGCCGATCATGACGACGGACCGGATGCACTCGACATGCTCTGGCAGAACACACTGATCTATGCCGGTGGCCGGGCCGGTTCGCCCGGCGCTGGCTCGGGCGTCATGACCGCCTCCGCTTCGGGTGGCGAGAGACTTGGAGACTATCGCCTGTGAGCCGAAGGAAACAGAAGAAGGCAGCACGCTTCGCAGCCACGCCCGACAGGAAGAACCTTCCGACCGAAGCCCGTATGCTTGTCGCGAACGTCCAGAACGATATCACCATCCCGTTCTTCTCGGGCGCGCTCCAGCATGCCGACGACACGCTCTTGCAGCGAGGCGGCGGCAAGGGTCTTAAAATCTATGACGAGATCAAGCGTGACACCCATGCGTCGGCCTGCCTCGCCAAGCGAAACAAACAGCTGATCGCCCGCGACTGGGAGGTGAATGGCGCCTCCGAAGCGCCCCGCGACATCGAGGCTGCGGACTTCGTGCGCGACGTTGTCAACGGCCTTCCGTTCGATCGCCTTTGCGAGGAGCTGTCTGGCGGTGCCTTGCTGAAAGGCTTTGCCGTCTCGGAAGTGGTGTGGAGCCGCAAGGGTGACCGGATCGTGCCCGAGCGTATCGTCAGCCACGACCAGCGCCGCTTCGCCTTCGGTCAGGACAGCAAACCACGTCTGCGCACCTGGACGAACATCAACGACGGTGTCGAGCTTCCCGATCGGAAGTTCATCGTTCATCGCCATGGTGTCATCGGCAACAATCCCTATGGTCTGGGCCTTGGCCACCAGCTGTTCTGGGCGGTGCTGTTCAAACGGGAAGGCGTTGCCTTCTGGCTGCACTTTCTCGACAAGTATGCCGGCCCGACGGCCATCGCGCAGACGCCCTACGGCATGATTTCGGAAGAGCAACAGAAACTGCTCAACGACCTTGCCGCCATCCGAACCTCATCGGCGATTACCGTGCCGATCGGCACGGACGTCAAGTTCCTCGAAGCGGCCCGTTCCGGCAATGTGTCCTATCAGGACTGGCTTACTTATTGGGACAAGCAGATTTCCATCTGCATTCTCGGTGAGACGCTGACGACGGATATCGGTTCGAGCGGTTCGCGATCCGCCGCCGAAACCCATGCGGATATGCTGAGCATGCTGGTCGATAGCGATGCCGATCACCTGTCGGACACGCTGTATGAGCAGCTCGTGGCATGGCTGGTCGATTATAACTTTCCCGGTGCAGGTGTTCCCCGTATCTGGCGTGTCCGTCCAAAGAACGAAAAGGCCAAGGCTGAAACGCGGAAATCGCGGGCCGAAGCAGCGACATCGGAACATTCCGCGCTTGTCGAAATCGTCTCGACGGCTGCAAAGTTCGATGACGACGACGTGGCGCGGGAGTTCATCGTATCCTTCGAGCTTACGCATGCGCTGTCCGATACGGCGATCGACCGCCTGGTTGAGGCCCGCTTCGCCTTCATGGAGGGCGGAAAGCGGGACCGTGACCTCCGCCAGCTCGCAAAGGAAAACCCGACCTTTGCAGCGCTCTTCGGGCCGGTCGGCGTAAAAAAAAACTTCAGTGACGGCGTAACGTTTGCGGTGGAACCCGATCCGGTCGAGGAATTGACCGACCGGGTGGAGGAACTGGCGGCGGGACATTTCACCCGCCGCCTGGACGCGATCAAAGCCGCCCTGGATGCTGCTGCTGACTTCCCGGCCGCCACCCGCGCCATCCTCCAGCTCGGCGCGAAATGGTCGCCTATCGCGTTAGGAAATCTCCTCGGCGATGCCCTGGAGCTTGCCGCCCTTCGCGGCCGGGAAGCTGTCTTCCTTGACGGCGAGGACGAGACGGACTTCGCTGATGCTGAGGTCTTCAATCAGCCCTTCAAAGAGCAGATCGAATTTTTCCGCCAGAAACGCGGGAAACCGACCAAGGTGTGGACCGACGCTCTGCGCGGCACTCACGACCGCGCCTTCGTCATTGCGGGCGCGACTGATCTTGCGATGCTCTCGGAGTTCCAGACCGCCATTGCCGATGCGATGGAGAAAGGCACTACGCTGGAAGCGTTCCGTGGCGATTTCGACCGCATCGTCGCGAAACACGGCTGGGCATACAAGGGCGAACGCGGCTGGCGGACCCGTGTCATCTTCGAGACGAACATGCGCACGAGCCACATGGCGGGCCGGCTGAAGCAGATGCGGGACCCGGATGTCCTGAAGCTGCGCCCGATCTGGGAATATCGCCATGGCGAAACCCGCCGCCCGAAGTTTCCACGCCGTCAGCACGAGGCATGGCATCGCATGTGCCTCGCGCACGATGATCCCTTCTGGCTAACGCATTTCCCGCCGAACGACTGGCTTTGCTCCTGTGGTGTGCGGTCTCGCTCGTGGCGGGATTTGAAGCGCATGGGGAAGGAACTGGATGAATCGCCGGCCGCGCTGATGGAGCCCGTCATTGACCCCGTCTCCGGCAAGCTGATCGAACAGCCGCAGGGCGTCGGGATCGGCTGGGACTACATGCCGGGCGATCTATGGGAGCGCGGCCTCGTCCCGTCATCTCTTATGGATGAGGGTCGGGAACTCCTCGACAATCCCCGCATGGTCGTGGCGATCGACGAGCCGGAACCCGTTGCCGATCTTCTCAAATCGGCCAAGCCGTTCAAGGCCCAGCTCCTGGAAGACGGCCTCCAACCAGAAGATTATGTCCGCACGTTCCTCAAGCCCTTCGGAGCGGACATCGACCAGGGCGTCTTGTTCGAGGACAAGGCCGGTGCGCATATCCCGGTTTCCGACCAACTCTTCCGAAACCGTGAGGGCCAGTTCAAGGCCCTGAAGCGGAACCGCCACCGCGTGCTTGCCATGATGGCGGAAGCCTTGCTCGATCCCGACGAGATCTGGATGGGTGTTGCGCGCAAGGTCGAAAGCGGAGACCTGGTCGTGGACCGTCGCTACATCCGCGTCGATCCCAAGACCGCGATCCAGATCGTTTTCGAGATCGGAGAAAAGACCTGGGAGGCGATCACCAGCTTCGATTTCACGGACAAGAAGGGCGCGGCCGATTTCGCCGCCCTGGAGAAGCGCCGCGTCGGCAAGCTCGTCTACAAGCGCCCCAAAAAGTAAAAGGCCGGGGCGATCCGGCCTTCATGCCAGCGAACTGGCGTGACCATCGCCGGTCTCGCTCACTGACAAGACCAATATAGGTTTCACACGAGGGAAAGTCCAATGTCGGGCATCAGCTACAAGGTCACGGTCGACGATGCCGATATGCGCGCCAAGCTCGCCGAGCTGATCGACCGAATGGCGAACGCCGAGGGCTTCTACAAGAATGTCGGCGAGCACCTGCTCAATTCGGTCGGCGACAACTTCGACAATGAGCAGGGGCCAGATGGAGAGAAGTGGAAGGGCTTGTCTGCCGTGACGATCGCCCGCCGTGAAGCGGCCGGCCATGGTCCGACGCCCATCCTTCGTGTGTCCGGCGCGTTGCGTGGCTCTATCAACATGCAGGCCAGCGCCACCGAGGTCCGGATCGGGACGGCGCTCGTCTATGCGGCCATCCAGCACTTTGGCGGTGAATCGAAGGGATACATGAAAGGTGCCGTCATCGAACCGCGTCCGTATCTCGGGGTTTCGGCTGAAGATGAAGAGGAAATTCTCGCTCTCGCGGAGGAGTGGCTGGCTGTCGAATGACCTTCGCAGAAATCCGGCTGCTGACGCGCGCGGACGCTTGGGACGTCCGCACATACCGATTTTGGGTTCGTGCCCCGTTAGACCCCCGTTAGAAATCGAATGAGAGGCCATCGCGCCGCCGTCGCCGCCCTGCGGAACGCGATCTGCCCTTGAAACCATTTCCGACCTGACGCATTGTGCGGCCGAACCCACTAACTTGATCGCCCGGACATGTGTCCGGGTGTTTTGTTTTTTAGCGCACCGCATGGTCGCCCCAGATTGTTTCTGGAGCCGCCATGCCCGCCAAGCCGACCGCCCGCATCGAAGTTTTCCGCCCCGGCACGTTTACGCCGATGCAGGGCGGTTCGCTGACCTATACCGCCGCCGATCTGCGGGCGAGCGCCGACGCCTACAATTACGACCAGGCCCCCGCGCCGATCGTCGTCGGTCATCCCGATACCGATGCGCCGGCATTCGGCTGGGCGCAGTCTTTCGACTACGACGCATCCACCGGTCGGCTCTATGCCACGGTCGGCGAAATCAATCCCGCCTTCGCTGAAGCTGTACGCAACGGCACCTATAAAAAGGTGTCGCTGTCCTTCCATCGTCCGGACGCCGCTGCAAATCCCGTACCCGGCACATGGTATCCGAAGCATATCGGCTTCCTCGGTGGCGCGGCCCCGGCCGTGACCGGCCTTCAGAACGTCCAGTTCGCCGACCCGGCGTCGATCGTCACCTTTGCCGCCGCCTTCGGTGAGCGCGGTTTCGAGGATGCGGCCAGCCTCTTCCGCAGCATCCGTGAATTTTTCATCGAACGCTTCGGGATGGAGGACGCCGACAAGGCGCTGCCGGCCTACCGCCTCGAATGGCTCGCCGAAACCGAGATCGAGAAGACGCCCGAGGTCCGCCCGGCCTTCTCCACGCCCCCCGCACCCGTCCCTGACAAGAAGGAGCCTGCTGTGATCCAGCTCGATCCGGCCTTCGCCGCGCGCGATGCCGACCTGACCGCCCGCGAGGCGGCGCTGATGAAGCGCGAAACCGAAATCGCGCACGACGCCAACGTTTCCTTCGCGGAAAAGCTGGTGACGGAAGGTCGGCTCCTGCCGGCTTCCAAGGACAAGCTCGTCACCATTCTCGACGGTGTTCCGGCCGAAGCGGCCGTGTCCTTCGCGGCCGGCGAAACGGCGGTTCCCGTCGCCCAGGCGCTGCGCGATCTGCTTGCCGCGCAGCCGATCGTCGTGAACTTCGGCGCGCTCGATCTCCCCGACGATCCCGGCGAGGGCTCGCGGACGGCGTCCTTCGCCGCCGATGGCCGTGCGGTCGATCCTTCCGGCATGGAATTGCACGCCAAGGCGGTCGCCTATCAGAAATCCCATCCCGGTACGGCGTGGCTCGATGCCGTCGCCGCCGTTTCCTGAGGAGGCTTTCCGCCATGCAGTACTTTCACGCCATCCTTTCGCTGACCGCCACCGCGACTTCCGTCTTTGCCGCGCATGATCTTGTCGATTTCAACGACGCGAAGATCACGACGGAGGACGCCGCCGTGAAGGGCGTTGCGCAGGCTCCCGCAACCATCGGTCTCGACGTAGCGGTGACCGCGATCGGTTTCCACCGCGTCCGGGCCAGCGGTGTCATCACCAAGGGCGCGAAACTCGTCTCCGCCGCTGGTGGCGGCGTCAAGGTTGCCGGTGCCACCCCGGCCAATGTCTTCGCTACCGCCCTGACCGCCGCCGCAGACGGCGAGTTCGTCGAAATCCTCATTCGTTAGGAAACAGCACAATGGCTCCTTTGAACCAGCGTACCGCCGCCGTCATCGATCCGATCCTCTCGACGCATGCGCGCGGCTATCGCAATTCGACCTTCATCGCCTCCGCGCTCTTCCCGCGCGTGTCGATCCCGAACCGCTCCATGCTGACCATCAAGTTCGGCAAGGAAGCCTTCCGCAAGCTCAACACCCGTCGCGCGCCGGGCTCCGTCACGAAGCGCGTGCAGTACGGCTACGCCGCCGATCCGGTCGCCCTGGTGCAGGATTCGCTGGAAGGTATCGTGCCGACCGAGCACCAGCAGGAAGCGGAGAAGGTGCCGGGCATCGACCTCGGCGCGGGCGCGGTCAACATGGTGCTCGACGTTCTCGATCTCAATCTGGAGATCGACAGCGCCAATCTCGCGCGCAACCCGGCCAGCTATGCCGCGAACCACAAGCTGGCGCTGGCCGGCGCTGATCGCTGGGCGAGCGCCACTTCCGACCCCAAGGGTGATTTCGATGCGGCGAAGGAAGTGATCCGCCGCTCGATCGGTCGCTATCCGAACACGCTGGCGCTTGGTCCGAACGCCGCGAACGCTCTGAAAAACCATCCGAAGATCAAGGAGCAGTTCAAGTACACGTCGAAGGACAGCATCTCGACGGAAATGCTCGCCGCCTATTTCGACATCAAGAAGGTGGTTGTCGGCTCGGCCGTCTATCTGCCGGAAACGGCGTCGGATGCCGACCTCGCCAACGACGTTTGGGGCGATGATGCCGTGCTCGCCTACGTTCCGGAGGCCGGCGACAATTTCCAGGTGCCGAGCTACGCCTACACCTATGAGCTGATCGGCTATCCGATGGTCGAGCAGCCCTACTACGAGCGCTCCATCAAGTCGTGGGTCTATCCGACCACGGTCGAGCGCCGGCCTCTCCTCGTCGGAGCCGAAGGCGGCTTCCTCTTCCAGAACGCCGGCTCTTCGCCGGCCTGATCGGGAGAACAACATGGACGAGACCTTCTACGTCACGCTGACCGGCCCGGCAAAGGTGAACGGCGTTCGGGAGCCGGCCGGAAAATCGGTTCCCGTTACCTTGACGGTGGCCCTCCAGCTCGCCGCTTCCGGCGTCATCAACGCGGACGAGGTGACGGCGTCGGCAACACCTGTTGTCGATGTTGCGACCATCATCGCCGAACGCGACGCCCACTGGTCCACGGCCCTGGATCACTACCAGACCATGGCCGAAGACCAGCAGGCTGACGCCATCGCCACACTGAAGGCCGATCATCTCGCCGAAGTCCAGGCGCTCGAAAAGCGCGCGGCCGATGCCGAGGTGGAAGCCGGCACGCTCCGCAACCGTATCGCCGAGCTGGAAGCCGCCACCGCGAATACTCCGGGCGCCAAGGGCGCAGCGAAGAAAGCCTGATCTCCCAAGCCAGGCTTTCCACCAGCGGCGCGGCTGCTTCTCCTCAGCCGCGCCGCACCTTCCCAAAATGGACGATGACGCGATGCGGTTTCTAACGATCGAAGAATTCAGGGATACCATCGGCCTCGACGAGCTGTCGCAGGTCGCCGGCATCGGCAACCTGAACGACGCGGCCGGGCGTACGCTCGATCTGCCGAAGATCGAGACCGCCATCGCCTATGCCGAAGACCTGCTGATCGGCTACGCCCGCGCGCGCTATGCCGTCATCGAAACCCTGACCCCGGAAGCAACGCCCGACCTTGTCAAGGGCCTCATCACGGATGTTGCCCGTTATCGCTTGCGTTCGCGTTCCGGCGGTCAGGGGCAGGTCGACAAGATCGTGCAGGATCGCCACGACGCCGCCATGGCCAACATCAAGGCGGTCGCCACCGGGAAATTCGAACTGCCGATCGCGGGCGAGCCCGTGAACGGCGAGGCCGGTTCCGCCCGCGTCGAGGCGATCATCCCGCCTTCGCCCGTGCCTTCCATCCTGGACGGGTGGCGGCAATGACCGATGTCGTTAGAAACGTGCGCAGCCCCGGCGTCATCGAGCAGATTGAGGACGCACTGCTGGAGCACCTGAAGGAAAGCGTATCCGGACAGTGCAAGGTCGAAGCGTTCCCGAACGATCCCGGCCAGTACGACTTTTCGAACCTGCCGGCCGCGCTGCTCATCCACTATTCCGCTTCCCGCTATGCCGACCCGTCCGGCCCGGCCAATGCCGTCCAGGCGCGCGGCATGCAGTTCTCCCTGGTACTGCTCTGCCGATCGTTGCGCGGACAGGGCGGCGCGTACCGGCATCTTGAGGACATCCGCCTTGCCATCCAGGGCAAGCCCTTCGCCGGCTCCGGTCCCGCCCGCATCGTCCGTGATGCGCTCGAGGAAGAGAAGGGCGGCATCTGGCGCTGGCAGATCGTCATTGCGCTCCCGCTTCAGGCGGTTCCCCGCCAGCACCCCGTCACGCCGCTTCAGACCTTGATGCGGCCGGCAATCCCCGTTCAGCCCTGAAAGGTAACGCCATGGCAAAGCAGCCGACCGTCAAGAACGCCTATCGCTACACCGGCCCGGTGACCTCCTTCGACGAAACACGCACCCACACCCGGACCTTGTTTCCCGGTCGCGCCTATACCGACCTGCCGCTGGATCACCCCATCATCATGAACCTCATCGAGCGCCAGCTCCTCACCACCGAAACCGGTGAGACCGCCGCGCCCGCCGAAACGCCCGCAGGAGCCTGATCCATGGCAGCTACTTTCCATCACGGTCCCGAGGTAATCGAGTACAAGACCGGCTCTCAGGTCATCCGCGACGTCAAGTCGGCTGTGACCTATCTCAACGGCACAGCGCCGATCCACGAGCTGCACGATACGCCCACGAAGCGAGCGGCGTTCATCAACAAGCGTATCGTCATCCGCACCCGCGACGAAGCTGCCGCCGCCTTCGGTGAGCACGAGGCAGGTTTCACGATCCCGGCCGCCCTGGACGCGATCTTCGATCAGGGTGCGGGCGGCACCATCATCGTCAACAACGTGTTCGACCCGGACTTCCACAAGGAAGAGACGACGCCCGACGTGTCGAAGGTCACGCCGCAGGAGATCAACGGGACGATCTCGCCGGCCGGCCTCGCCACGGGCGCGAAGGGCGCTTACGAGTGCTACAACCGGTTCGGCTACTTCCCGAAGCTGTTCCTGACCCCAGGCTATTCGCCCACGGCGATCGTAAGGGCTGAGATGGACGTGGTGGCAAGCCGCCTCAACGGCATCGCCATCGCCGATCTGCCCCTCGGTCTCACCAAACAGCAGGCCGTGGAAGCGCGCGGCGCGGAGGGCACGGCAAACACGTCAAGCGCCCGCACGGTGCTTTGCTATCCGCATGTCGAGATCGAGGACACGACGGGCGCGGCGGAAACCCGCTTCGATCCCCTGTCGTCGCGCCTTGCCGGCGTCATCATCGCCAACGACCTGGAGCGCGGCTGGCACCATTCGCCGTCGAACCGGGAGATCAAGGGTGTTGTCGGCCTCGAAACGCCGATCAACTTCTATCCGTCCGACTACCAGAACGACACCAACTTCCTCAACGAAGCCGGTATCGTCACGGCGATGCGATCTTTCGCGACGGGCTTCCGCACCTTCGGCAACCGCTCGGCGGCTTTCCCGACCAGCAACCACGTCGAGAACTTCATCCATGCGCGCCGTATCCTCGATATGGCGCATGAGACGATCATCTTCTACGTCATGAACTATATCGATCAGCTCGGCTCGCGCCACATGATCGAAGCGTGCGAGGATGGGGTCAACGGCTGGCTGCGCGAGAAGTCGGGCGGGACCGATCCGGCCTTCTATGGCGGGACGTTCCGCTTCGATCTGGAGAAAAACACCTCGGCGCAGGTCGCTGACGGCAAGTTCCACTACATCCTCAAGACCCATCCGGTTTCGGTCATGGAGCGCCTCACCACGCACTCCTACGTCGACACCTCGTTCATCCGCGACGCCCTGTCGCTCGCGGCGTAAGGAGTGCTGTTCCCATGAACCTTGGACAGATCACGGCCGGCGACGTCTACCTCAACGAGACGAACCTCGTCGGCCATATTTCCGAAATCGACCTCGGCGAGCTGGAGCACCAGGAAGTCGAGCACAGCGCCCTCGGCATGGTCAGCATCATGAAGCTGCCCGGGCGGCCTTTGCAGTCCGTCGCCGGCAAGTTCACCTTCTCCTATCTGGCGGCGAGCGTCAGCCGGACGATCCTCAACCCGACCATCGCCCACCGTTTCCAGCTTCACTCCTATGTGGACATGATGGGACCGGACGGTCTGGACCGGGAGGCGTCCCATACGGTCATCACCCATATCCGCTTCCAGACCATGAAATCCGGTGGCCGTACCGCAAAGCTCGGCGAGCCCCTCGGGGGCGAGATCGACGTGTCCATCACCTACTGGATGCAGAAGGTCTACGGCGACCAGACCCCCATCGTCGAATATGATGGCTTCAACAACATCTACAACATCGACGGTGAACCCGTCTGGCCGCGCTGATCGCGCGTCCGGGCAATTCGTAACGCGTATCGAGGAACCTATGAAGCGATACCATCTCTTCCCTCTCTTTACCGGGCTCGCCGCCGTCGCGCTGCTGGCCGTTTCTCTGCTGATGTCGCCGGCTTCGGCGCATGATCGTGCCTTTTCGGCGGGCTTCGAAATCGGCGCTGCCGACTTCGAAAAGTACGGCTCGCCCCATGTCATGCTCGCGACGGTGACCGTCCGCCAGGACGTCGACACCGCCTTCTGGCGAAGTTCGGGCAACGGCGCACCGGTGCTGCACCCGGACTATGCCGAGAGCCTGAAGACCGATGCCCTGAACTTCGTCGAAACGCGCCTGCGCTGCTGACGATCCTGAAGGGCATTTCTGCCGGCCGCGTTAGGCGCGGCCGGTTTCTCTTCATTTTTAACGACGATCCGAGGATTTGACATGGCCGAGAAGGCAGAGCGCGCAATCATCAGGAAGCTGAAGGCGAACAAGGAGGCGAAGAGCGGCAGCTACGAATTCCTCCTTGCCGAAAGCGGTGTCACCGCCACCATCCCGAAGTTCATCAACCATGGTCGCTGGATGGCCGCGCAGCGGGTCGCCAAGGGCGATAACGCGAAGGCGCAGGCCGCTTTCATGTGTGAGGTCGTGCTGTTCGACGGTGAACAGATCACCATCACCGACCTTTCCGAACTGGTGCCGGCCGCTGACACGATTGAGCTGCTCGGCGAAATCTTCGGCGATGACGATGCCGAGGGAAACGGGAAGGACGCGGCCTGACGCTTTCAGCGCCGGCCCAGCACGTCTTCATGATCGGGCTGGGCTGGACGGACGGCGATCTGAATGCCATGAATGAAGCCGAATTCGGTTTCTGGTATGACGAGGCCGTGAAGCTTGAAGAGGCGAAGGCGGATGCGATCCGCAAGGCCTCCGGCAAGAACTGACCGGACACATGTCCGGGTGCTTCTCTCCTATATAATGTGCGAACTCCATTCGGGACACCGGATGGAGTTTTTGCCATGCGCTTCGCGATGGTTTTCGAGGGCATCGACCGCGCGACAAGGGTTATGTCCAAGATCGCGGCGGCGGAGAAGAAGACCGCCAAGGCAATGCAGGCAGGGGCCAAGACTGGCGCTGCCGCTTCCAATGGTGCCGCGAAGGCAACGGAAAAACACGCATCCGCTCTTTCCCGCATCGGCGGTGTTGCCCGCTCCGCCTATAATGCCGTCGTTGCAGGAGCCAACGCTGCTGCGCGCGCTACCGTAGCGCTTCACAAAAAGACCGTAGCATTGGGAAAGGCAGGCTTCGGTCAGGTCCAATCCGGAGCAAAGAAGGTCTTTCGAGGGCTGACTGTTGCGGCAGGGGCGGTGACCGCTTGGTATGGCACGGCTGCATTAGCCGCTGGCGGGCTTCTTGAAACAGCCACAGCCTTCGAAAGCTACAATATCCAGCTGGAAACCCTCGAAGGTTCTGCCGCCAAGGGGCGGGAGGCGATGGCATGGATAACAAAATTCGCCGTCGATACGCCGCTGGAACTGGATCAGGTCGTTGAAAGCTACCGAAACCTAAAGACGTTCGGCCTCGATCCTACCAATGGCACCTTACAGGCATTGACTGACACGATGGCGGCTTCGGGCAAAGGGGTCGAGCAGCTTGACGGTTTGACGCTGGCGCTCGGTCAGGCCTGGACGAAGCAGAAGCTGCAGGGGGAGGAAGCGCTCCAACTTCTGGAGCGCGGCGTGCCTGTCTGGGAAATCCTTTCGGAAAAATACGGGAAGACAGCCGCGCAGCTTCAGGACATGGCCTCGAAGGGCAAGCTCGGTAGGAAGGCCATTCAGGCAATCATTGACGAAATGGGGCGTCGAAATGCCGGCGCATCCGGCAAGATGGCACGCACATGGGACGGCTTGATTAGCAAGCTCTCTGACACGTGGCTCCAGTTTAAGCTGTCGATCATGAATGCCGGGCTCTTCGATTGGATGAAGGGCAAGCTGGAGTTGCTGAACAGCACCATTGATCGGATGGCCTCCGATGGCACGTTAGATCAGTGGGCGACAGATATCAGCAACAGGATCATTCAGGTTCTGGAAAATGGCTGGACGTTTGCCATACGCGTTTACGAAATCTTCGAAAGGCTGGCGGTCTATCTGAAGATGGCGGCGGACTATGTCGGTGGCTGGGAAAACCTCGCCATGGTGCTGGCGAGCATTGCTTTCGGATCCACGCTGATTTCCACCGCCGCCGGCCTTGTCCAGATCGCCATGGGCCTTTCCATGCTCGGCGCCGCCTTGATGGCGAACCCGATCATGCTCGCCGTCGCCGCGATCGTGGCGGGTGCCGCCGCGATCTATCTGAACTGGGAGCCGATCAAGGCTTTCTTCGTCGATCTGTGGGGCACGATCACGGCCGGCGCGCAGAAGGTCGTTGACGCCATAGCTCGCTTCACCGGTATCGATCCGATGGCGGCAATGTCGGCATTTGTCGAGTTGCACGCGACGGCGGGGAAGATGGCGCTGGATGCCCTTTCCAGTATCAGTACGCAACTCAGCGCGGCATGGGATAATCTGCCTTCGCTCGAATGGGGTGACGTGCTGACAGCGCTGAGCTGGGCGTCTTACATTTTCCCCATCCGGTGGCTCGAATTCATTCCCCGTTTCGAGTGGGGCGACCTTCTTCCTGATTTCTCGTGGCCTTCGCTGCCTGAATTCGAATGGCCGAAGCTGCCGGCGCTGACCTTGCCCGAATTGCCCGATATCGTCGGATACCTTTCCGACTTCAGCGAAAGGGCAATCAACGCCATCGGCGTTGTGTCAGAACGGCTTGGCACGGCCTGGGCGAAGGTGAAATCGGCATTTTCCTTTGGGGAGAACGCGCTTTCGATCGACACAGCCGATCCGGCGACTATCCAGGCGACGGCGCAGGCCGTGGCCGGGCTCCGCACCGACCTTCACGCCGTGGCGGCGATCGATACCGGGCAGGCGATGGCGCGTGTTTCGGCGCTGGATGCCGCCGCCAGCAAGATTTCCGTCTCTGTCACGGCGGCGATCCGGCAGGCGGAGGCGACACTCGCCGCCGTGAATTTCTATCCGCAGGGCGTGGCGATGATGGATACGCTGGCGGCAGGTATCCGTGCACGTGCCGCCGTCGTCGTCGAGGAAATCCGCAAGGTCACACAGATGGTCCGCGATCATCTGCCGTCCTCTCCGGCCAAGGTCGGGCCGTTGTCCGACATTCACCGGCTCAAATTCGGCGAGACCATCGCGTCAAGCATCAGGTCGGAGCCCATGGTGAAAGCGATGCGCGCGGCCGCGCTGGCGACGATGGGAGCGGCAAGCATGGCAGCGCCATCGATGGCGGAAACGAGCTTGCCTGTTACCGGAGCCGATGCTGCACGGGCGGAGGTCGCTCGCGTCTCGGCGCAGTCGGGAGGCGGGGCGCAGGCAGGGCAGCAGTCCGCAGGCGCTTCGATCGTCTATTCGCCGACGATCCACCTTTCCGGTGATCTGGCTTCGGCCCAGCAGAGTTTCGCCGAGCAGCTCCGCCAGCACTCGCGGGAAATCGCCCGGCTGCTGGAGGAGGAAAAGCGTCGTGAGGGGAGAACGTCCACATGATCTACCTTCTCGGCGATATCCCGTTAGGGGTTGCCCCGGTCACCGGGCCGATCAGTCACGACTTCAGTTTCACCAACACCTTCGTCCAGCATGCCGTCACGCGTGGCAAACCCGTCGTCCAGGACGTCGGTTCCGAGCTGGACGTGCGGAACTTCGAATTCTTCCTGTCGGAGGAATTCTGCGACGTAGAACAGGAATTCGCCAAGCTTCAGATGGCGTTTCTCACCAAGACGCCGAATTCCCTGTCGCTCGGCTCCGGTGGCTATGACGGCAAGCGCTGGCTTGTCGAGGCGCTCAGCGGGCGCATTGCCAAGACCAGCAGCCGGGGTGTCCCGGTGCGGATCGAGGCGACGATCAGCTTGCTTGAGGACCCGGTTGCCGGTGGCCTCTATGCGCTGATCAATTCCATCGCGAAGTCGCGTGCGGCGGCGACCTCGGCGACAGCCGGCGACAATCCGGAGGTCCGCAGATGACGGACAGGTTCACCGGCGAGTATTTCGAGCACAAGACGATTGCCGGTGATCGGTGGGACCTGCTCGCCTATCGCTACTATGGCGATCCGGACAAGCAGACGGTGCTGCTCGAAGCCAATCGCCGCCTCTGGCTTGATGACCTGTCGATCCCGCCGCTGATCCTGCCGCGCGGCTTGGTCCTGAAGGTGCCCGTCATCGTCGAGGAAGCCACCAACCTGGATGCGCTGCCGCCATGGAAGCGCGCGAACCCCTCTTATGGAGCATGACATGGATGACGATTCTGCGAAGTTGCTCACCCTGGTTGCTGTCCTGTCCGGCGTTGTTGTCAGCGCGTTCGTGTCGGCATTGGTGCTCCTGCTGATCTCTCTTTTTCACGAGATCGGCCTTGCCTCTGGCCTCGTCGTTCAGTTGTTCTGCGCGATCGTGGGCGGTGCTCGCATGTTCTGGAAAATGTCCTGATGGCATTGAAGCCTTCTTTCGCGCTCATCTACCAGGGCACGGACATCTCTTCTGAGTTGGACCCTCTGACCACGTCGATCACCTATACCGACAACCATCACGGCAAGGTCGATGAGATCGACGTAACCGTCCAGGACAAGGATGGCCGCTGGAAGGGTAGCTGGAAACCCGAAGCCGGCGACACGATGGAGTTGACCATCCATGATGGTGCCGGCGGTATCCTGCCTTGCGGCATCTTCGAGATGGATGAACCGGATGCCTCCGGCAGTCGCAGCGGCGACACCATGACCATTCGGGGCCTCGCTGCGCCGATCACCAAACCCCTTCGCACAGAAAAGACCCGCGCATTCGAAAAGCAGACGCTTCGTCAGATCGTCCAGAAGGTGGCGGGCGAGACGGGCTTATCCATTGAGGGTGATATCGAGGACCTGCGTTTCGAACGGGTGACCCAGCGGCGTGAACGGGATCTCGAATTCCTAACGCGGCTCGCGCAAGACACCGGGCACTATTTCTCGGCGCGGGGCAATCGCGCGGTTTTCACCTCCTTCCGCTCGATCGACGGGCAGGCAGCGGCACTGGCGATCAGCCACAATCAGCTTGGCAAGACGCTGCTCGATTACCGCATCCGTGATCAAGCGGCCGATACCTATAGCAAGGCGAAGGTGACCGCGCTCGATGAGGAGGAAAAGGAAAAGATCGAGGCCGAGGAAGAGGACAGCGAGGTCAAGACGGGCGACACGTTGCGCATTGCCGGCGAGCGGGTGGAGAACATGGCGCAGGCCAAGGCGCTTGCGAAATCCCGCCTGCACTTCAAGAACCGAAAGAAGCGCTCCGGCTCCATATCTGTCGTCGGCAATGTACGGCTTCTGGCGGGCGTTATCGTCGATCTCGTTGATTTCGGGAAATATAGCGGGCCGCTCCTGGTCGACCGCTCCAGCCACGCAATGACGCGCGGCGGCTACACATCCAGCGCGGAGTTGCTCAGTGCGAAACGGTGACGAATATCGGCAAAACCAGCAAATCCGGCGCGGGATCGTCATTGACCGCGATCCGAAGAAGATGAAGGTCAAGGTCCGGTTCGAGGATGAAGACGACGTGGTCACGCAATGGATCGACGTCACGTCCAAATCATCGACCGGCTTCCGATCCTTCATGATGCCCGGCAAGGATGATGAAGTCTGGGTCGGTATGGATGCGAAGGGAGAAGCGGGGTGCCTGCTGGGATCGCGCTATAATCGGAAGGACCCGACGCCGTATGACGGCAACGACGATGTTGGCGGCGTCTTTCCGGGCGGTTCGATGCATCTCGATCAGGCCTCCGGGAACCTAACCTTGAACTTCAATGGGACGGTGCGCATCACGGCGGCGCAAATCATCCTGGATGGCGAGGTCGATCTCGGCGGCGAAGGCGGCCAGCTCCTCCACCGCAAGGGCGATATGGACAGCGACGGCGATGCCGCCGTTGGCTCCGCCAGCCGGGTGCGCGCCGTCTGACTTGTCACCTCGGCGGTTTGCCGCTACCGTAGTTCATGCAGCGAACTGACCGGACATATGTCCGGTCGTTTTTGTTTCTGCCGCGCGCCATTGTCGCCGGCATGATCGACAAGGACACCATCACCCACCGCCATTGGTCTCTCAGGGTCGGCCGCGCCGATCCCGAGACGCGCGTTGCGCCGAAGACCTATGGCGAGATCGAGGTTTCCCTCAACGATCTGTCGCAGTCGATCACCAATCTCGTGCTGACGCCCAAGGGCAGCGTCCCGACAGAGCCGGAAAAGGGCGTCGATATCCTCGGCGCGATCGACAAGCATCCGGACATCGGTATTCCCTACCTCGCGCGGGAAATCTGGGATGCAATCACCATTTGGGAACCGCGCGTCATCGTCGAGAAAGTGACGATCAGCGAAATCTCCTTCGCTCATTTCAAGGCGGAAATCCTCTGGCGCCCGGCCGAGGGCGTGGTTTCCGAATTGCAGGTTACGGAGGTCACCTTCAATGGCTGATCCCGTCATGCGCACGATCGCCGAGCTTCGCGCGGCCGGTGCGCCGAAGTTCTTCGAACGCGATCCGGAGGCCTGGAAGGCGAAGCTGAAAGCCACCTTCGAAGCTGAATCGGGCCGCACCCTCTATCCGGCGCAAACAGAGATGTTTCTGATCGAGACGGCGGCGTATGCGCTCTCGATCCTCGGCGAGGCCTGCCAGACCGGGGTTGAACAGAACACCGTCGTCTTCGCCGAGGGCGTCCACCTGGAGAACCGCGCCGCCAACGTTTCCACCTTCCGCCTTCTGGCGCAGCAGGCGACCACGACGCTGGAATTCCGCCTGTCCGAACCGCGCCTTCTCGATACCGCGATCCCGAAAGGCACGCGTGTCGCGGCCGGCACGGCGATCACCTTCGCGACGGACGCCGATCTGATCATCCCGGCCGGCATGGAAGCGGCGGCGATACCGGCCACGGCCGAGGCGGCGGGCGGGCGCTGGAACGGCCTCGGCCTCGGCAAGGTGACGGAAATCCTCGATCCGATCGCCTATGTCGTCAGCGCCGGCAACATCACCGATATCAGCGGCGGCGCTGACATCGAGGAGCAGGAGCGGTTTCGCGGCCGCGCCGCCAATGCGCTCTACAAAATCTCCAAGGCCGGCCCCGGCAGTGGCTACCGCGAGTATGTCAAGGAGGTTCATCCCGACATCGTCGATGTGGCCGTGATCAAGCCGGAGCCGGGCTATATCGAGATCTACCCGCTGATGAAGGGCGGGGTTCTTCCGTCGGCCGAGCTGAAGGCGGAAATCCTCGAATATCTCGATCCGGACACCCGCCGCCCGATGGGCGATTATGTGTCGATCCACGATCCGGAGGCGGTCGTTTTCAATCCGACGCTGAATATCGTCGTTTCCGAGGCGTCGTTCGGCCTGGACGATCGCGCCAAGGCAAAGACGGCCGAGGTATTCGAGACATGGCGCGACCAGCTCGGGCCGCAGATCGCGCGGGCAGACATCACGGTCGCCGTTAAGAAGCTGCCGACCGTCATTGAGGTCGAGCCCAGCGGCTACGCCTACACCAACCTCCTGCCTCACCAGTTCGCCCGCCTCGGCACGGTCACCGTCAACATCGTGGTGGACGCGGATGACTGAGCCGTTGATTTCGCCCCTCCTGATCGCGCCCGGCGTCAACGATGAGCGCAACCGCGCTTTCATCGCCGCTTTCTCCACCAGCCTGTCCGAATTCAGGCCGGCCCGTCTTGTTTTGCACGATGCCTGGACAGCTCCTTCCGACATGCTGCCGATCATGGTCATTGAGGCGAGCTTGACGGATTTCGTGTCGCCCGATCTTCGCGAAGACCTTGTTCGCGCGCTGATCGACGCCGCGCCCGATATCCATGCCCTCACAGGTCTGGTCGCCGGCACGATCCGTGCGCTCTCCGCCATGGGCATTGAAGTCGAATGGCAGCAATGGTGGCAGCAGGAGCCGCGCGGGCACCACAACACCCATATCGTCACCGCGTGGATGGAAGACGGCGTCCTTGCGGCCGAGCATCCCTTGCTCTCGACGGCGTCGCGCCGCGCGATCGGCAAGGTGGTTGAGGCGACGAAGCGGAAAAGTCAGGGCATCGACTTTCGCATTGGTTTTCGTGCCGGCTTTGAGGAGCCGTTCGAACCTGACGACGAGGTGGCGATTGCCGCCGTTGTCGAACCCGTCGATCGCTGGCCGAATGGCCTGCGCCATGACGGCACCACCAGCCGCAACCACGCGGCCTATGTCCGGCACGACGGCGATCACGATCACGACGGCGTTGCCGAGTATCGCGGGCGGCGTCGGCGTGTCGCGGCCGAGGCGGTTGGCCGGCTCATGCGTCTGCCCCATTGCGGCATGATCCGCCGCGACGGCTCTTACACCCATAGCGGCTGGCAGCCCGATCGCTGGGAAGGCGATGGCGCGCTGCACGACAACGAGGAAATCCAGTTCTCGGCCGAGCTCGCGCACGAGGCGGAAGACACGGCCGGCATCGTCCTTTTCCACGACGGGACCGCCCGCCGCGATGGCGCTTACACCCATGGCGGCCGTCAGCCCTCCGTCGCCGATATCGACATGCAGATCATCGTCTGGCGGCACATTCGCCATGACGGGACCTATCTCCATGCCGGTGACCTTCGCGACGGTTCGCTGCTTCACGACGGCGCGGCTACCCACTTCACCGGCATTTTCCACGCGGGCGCGCTCCCGCTGATCCTTTCCGCATGAGGAGCATGATGCAGATTTCCGACACCATCACCCTGCGCGGTGCCCTTGAAATGAACGTTAGACGCGGCGGCGTCCTGGTTGAGCATTGGGCCGACAACAACATGATCATGACGGCCGCGCGCAATGCGCTGGCCCGCCTCGTTGCCGGCGATGGTGCCGACAAGGTCGTGACGAAGATCGGCGTCGGCACGGGTGCCAATCCGCCGACGCCCGCCGATCTCGCCCTGACGGACGCCTTCGTCAAGCCGCTCCTCAGCCATGACTATCCGGAGACCGGTCGCGTCCGCTTCAAATGGAGCATCGGCGTCGGCGAGGCCAACGGCATGGCCATCCGCGAATTCGGCCTCCTCACCGTGGACGACACCCTGTTCGCCCGCAAGGCGCGCGCGGCGATCGAGAAGGCTGCTGACATCTCCATCGACGGCATCTGGACCATCATTTTTTAAGGAGCATCCGCGTGGCAAATCTTCCCGAAAGTCCCGTCTTCGAAGAGGGCATCTATCAGATCGAGGTCAATGACCCCGTCGTCGGTGGCCCGGACGGCATTGACAACATCCAGGCCAAGCAGCTCGCCAACCGTACGAAGTTCCTGAAGCTCTTCGCTGACGAGGTGACGACGGCGCGCGGCAGCGCACCGTCGCTTGCCGCGAAGCTCGCCAGCCTCGGCTTCGGCGGCGATCCGAACGACCCGTCCAGCGAAGGAGCACTCACCCGCGCCGTCAAGCTCGACTGGCTCTATTCGTCCTATCGGATCGCGATCGAGCTTTTCCTCGAAGGCTGGACGCTGCTCGACACCAATCAGGTGGGCGTCGTGGCGACGGTTGCCGGTGACGAAAGCGTGGACGCCGAAAACACCGAGACCCTTCGCGAGGGCGAAGAATACGTCATCTTCGACAGCGCGCACGCCGAGACCTTCGTCATCGACGATATCTTAACGGCCAACCGCTTCCGGGCGAAGGACGTGCTGGCGCACACCTACGGCGCCAGCGCCGTCATCGCCCGAACCAACTGGCAGATCGAGCACGGCAAGGCCATTGCCGGCGACAACGGCGTCTACTTCTCGCAGCCGATCAATCTCGGCGTCGGGTCCGGGCCGCGTGCGGTGATCCTGCGGCGCGAGGCCAATGACGCGGAAATCCGGGTCTATTTCCGTGACGACGCCCATCCGGACTGGACGGAAGCTCTGTGGACCTTCCGCCGCGATATCGGGCCGGACATCGTCGACATCGAATATCATGTGCCGGCGACGGGCGATCACAACCTGAAGATCACCAGCCATCATGGCGAAAGCGAAACCGACGTGACGATCTGGAACCTCGTCGGCATTTCCGAACCGACCATGCTCGGCGGCGTGCACAACGGCCCGGCCCAGCCCGTTAATGCCCTGCCGGCTGCCGGCGCTGTCGGCCTGTCGGAGCGTCCGACGCTCTCGATCGCCAGCTACAGTTCCCCCGCCAACAGCCCGCAGGCAGCGGTTCGCTTCCAGCTCATCACCGCAGCCGGCAACTTCAATGCGCCGCTTGCCGAAAGCGATCTCCTGCCGCCCGGTCTCGCCTGGAGCGTTCCGGCCGGTATTCTGGACGAGGGTGCCGCCTACCTTTGGCGCGCCCAGGTGCAGGATGCCGAAGGCGCGTGGTCGCCCTGGTCGGTCGCTACGGGGTTCACGACGGCGGCCGACTTCATCTATGTCCAGACGCCGGCCAACACCAGTCCGGCGAATGCGGCGACCGAGATCGCGGCACAGCCGACGCTCTACACCTCGGATTTCGCCGTCAACGGCGGAGCCGACACGCACGCGGCAACGCAATGGCAGATCAGGCGCGCAACCGGCACCTACGCCGCGCCGGTCTGGGACAGTGGCGAGGATGCCGTCAACAAGCTTCAGGTTCAGGTGCCGGCAGGTCTCCTGCTGGAGGGGCAGACCGTCTATTACTGGCGGGCGCGTCACAAGGGCACCGAGAAGGGCTTTTCCGAATGGTCGGTTGAAACGCGGTTCTCGACGAAGGAACTGTTCGCCCTCGTCGTTGGCCTCGCTCTCGTCAACTCCGGCGGTGGCGCTGGTGTCTGGGCGCGGGTTGATGACGACGGCAACAACCGTGCGGCCGATGCCAGCTACTTCAACAATCACCCGGTCTATGCGGGCATTACCGATGTCACCATCGACGGGCAGGCGATGGTGAAGATCCCGGCCTTCTACTACAAGGTGGCTGACGCGCCGATCAATTCCGACCGCGCCGGTCGGCGCTGCTGGTGGATTTCCGATCAGCCCTTGCCGGGATATGTGCTTCACCCGGCGTTTTACGACGCCAATGAGCCTATTCCGCATTTCTACGTCGGAAAGTATGCGGCCACGACCGATGGCAGCAAGCTTGGGTCAGCCGCCGGCACTCCTCGCGGGTCTACCCACTTCACACCCTTGAAGGCAATGGCCACGGCGCGCAACGTCGGCGGCGTCGAGGGCTTCATGCTCTGGAGTGTCTACCAGCTTGCGGCCATCCAGATGCTGGCGTTGATCGAAATGGGCGGCTCGGACAGCCAGGCGCTCATCGGGCAGGGGAACACCACATCGGTCGCGGCAAACACGAACGCCGCGAGCGTGGCGACCGCGACGTGGCGCGGCATCGTCGGCCTCTGGACGAACACCCGGCAAATTGTCGACGGCCTGCGGCAGGCGGCCGATGGGACCCTCGAAATCTGGGACCGCACCGGGTTCGGAAGCTTCGTCCAGGTGGGGATCACGCCGCCCTCCACCGGCTGGATTGTCAGCCTGAATGACGCAGTCGCACCGGGGCTCTGGGACATGCGTGACATCTTTCTCCCCAAGACGATCGACGCAAATCAGGCGAACGGCACTTTCGGCGATTATCACTCGCGGTCCGGAGGCGTCATGATCGCTGCATTCGGGGGCGTCTTCGACGGGTCCGCAGCCGCTCGTATGGGCTTGTTCTGCCTCGATCTCACCTGGAACGGCACCTCTTCCTACAGCGATCTGGGTAGCCGCCTCGCCAAGGTCTAGGCGGTCTTTGCAATCAAGCCCTGCCGGCCACACGGCAGGGCGACCACTTCAAACCTCTGACGGAGATCGATCATGGCTCAATTCGGACTTGAAACCACATGGGACGCCATCCCGGTGCTTGGGCTGGACGCCTTCGCGCATGAATTCGAGGAGAGCGGTGCCTATCGCTCGATCAAGGTCTATTCGGTTCCGGAGACCGTTAGACCCGAACGGTACTTCATCGTTGAGACGATCAGCGGTGAAGTCGAGGAAGTCCCGCCGAGCCTCGTGCGCGACACGCTCCTGCTGGCGCATTTCAGCCTCCCGCCCGAGGGCGATGCCGTCCTCTTCTATGCCCATCCCGAGGTGCTGGCGGCCTGACCGCCGCCCCGTTCCGCCCGCTTGAAACCATAGGAGCCGCCCTTGAAAGGCGAATTCAAACTCGACAAATCGTTTATCGGCCACATTATCGAAGGCCAGCTCATCGCCCTGATCGTTGTCCTCATCCTCGTCAACTGGCTTCGCCTGGACGCGTGGACGGCCTACTTCTGGGGCGGCGCGTTCGGCATCGCCTTCTACTGGGGCCGCGAGAAGAGGGACTGCGAGACGGGCCTCAAGCTGCCGGCCGGCTCGCCCCGAGCGTGGTATCTCATGTGGACCCGGTGGAGCAACGTCACCGACATGGCCGGCAACATGATTGTCTACGCGCTCGTTTGGGCCGTGTATCTCACGCGAGGGTGACGGCCATGATGATCCGTGCTCTTGTCATCGGCATCGTGGTGTTTCTGGTCGCCGGATGCCAGACTGCTACCGACCGGCAGTTCCGCGATCTTCAGACCATCCTTGAATACGAGGCCCGGCGATGAGGCGGGTGGAAGTCTACAAGTCCGATAACGGCAATCTGGAGGAAGCGCTGGATCGGGCTAAGGCGCACGATCTGCATGCGGCGCTGGCGAAATCCCCGGCCAATCCTAACGCAAAGGTGCTGGATTGGTTTGACTGCCTCCGGATCATGGAGAATGCCGATATCGTTATGCTGCACCTGAGCGAGTTCACCACCTTGCGCGATGCTGCAAAGTCCAAGGGAAGGCTGTAAGCCAGCGATTGCGCCTCCATCCCTTGCGTGTAATTATCCGCCCATTGCAAGTAAGAGGGGGAATTATGAAGACGCTGGTTTTGGTGATGGCCACGCTGTTCGCTTTCATTACAAACGCTGAAGCCCATGGTGGCGGGTGCCGGAAAAGCTCCCCGCCGGGGGAGTGCTGCCACATGGATAAGAAAGCCGGTGAAGTTCATTGCCATTGAGATTTTTGGCCTGCACCTTCTTCGGAATGTCAATGATCATGGCGGTCCCAGCTTCTGTGGAGGAACCCATCATAGGCCGAGCCTCCGTTATCGACGGTGACACGATCGAGATCGCTGGGGAACGTATCCGTTTGAACGGTATCGACGCGCCGGAAAGCTGGCAGAGATGCCAAGACGAAAATGCCGCCGAATACCGTTGTGGCAAGGAAGCAGCCTTTGCCTTGGATCAATGGCTCGCGGAATCCCGGCCGACACGATGTGTCTTTGTAGAGCGGGATCGCTATCGTCGTTTTGTCGGAACGTGCTTTCGGTCGGACGGGTACGAGGTCAACCGCTGGCTCGTGGAAACCGGTAATTCCCTGGACTGGCCCCGCTACAGCGATGGCCTTTATGCTGACGCTCAGGCTCGCGCCAAAGCCAATCGCCTTGGAATTTGGCGCGGCACCTTTACCGAGCCCTGCATCGCCCGTGGTGAGAGGGCGAAGCGCAAGCCGAGCTGCTGATGTAAACCGCCCGGCATCGACCGGGCGGTTGCTCTTTGAAATCGTGACCCTTCGTCAAATCTCGGTATCGTACGCGTACTGGCTCAGGCGATCAGCGACGATGCGCCCTGCGTTTTTCCTCGGGTGGACATAGACGCCAAGGAACACGGCGGAGCTTCTCCACCGTCCCGCATGCATCACTGTCTTGATATCGAGGCCGAGATCGAGCGCATTGGTGGCGAAGGAATGACGCCCGCAGGCATGGCTGGACTTGTAGCTGATGCCTGCACGCTGGCAAACCGCTCGGATGCGCGTGTTGACGCTCTGGCGGCAGGCATAACGGAAGACGCGTTCTTCCGCCTTTTTGCCGGGCTGAAGTTGCGAGAGCCGGTTTATCATCTCATCGGTCAGGGTTCTCGGCGAATTCCGCTCGGTTTTTGTCTTCAGCAGGAGCGCAGTCCGTTGCGCGAAATCGACTTCGCTCCAGCGAAGGTTGATCGCCTCCGACACCCTCGCGCCTGTCGTCGCCATGAAGAGGACGAGGCAAGCAAGGTTGTCCAGGCCGTCGTGGTGGCATTGCCTCGCGAAGGCGTGCAGCCATGCTTGGGATGCCGGCTTCTTGCGCCGTGGAGCCTCCTCCTTGAACCGGCGGAGGCGAAGTAGACCGCACCATCCTCGTTCATAGGCGTGGATCATCACCGCACGGGCGGGCGCAATGGCCTGCCGGTTGCGTGTTGCGCCAGAGTGGTCGGGATAGAGCGATAAGGCCATCTGACGAATGTCGAAGGGGAAGATGGTCGCGAGGGTACGATCACCGAAATAGGCGACGACGCGCTTCAGGTAGCGGCCTTCGCCGCCATGGTGGACGTAGCTCTGCGCCGCCTCGGCGAAGGTTCTGCCGGCGGGCAGGATATGGTGGTTGCTCTGCGCGATAGTTTGAGCATTGCCGGCGCTGAGCGCGGGCAATAGAATGCCATCAGCCAT